CAAATCGCCTTCATTACTCCAACTTTTTATCTGGTCTATCGCCAATTGCTCTGGAAAAACGGCTGGGTGATTAATTTTCCCAGTTTTACTACTTCCCACTATGTATTCAAAAATGTTTCCTCTGATTTTTTCATCCTTCATCACATATTGTTTTATTGCAGTCAACTCACCTTCATTGTTTTTGTATGTGCGTGGCTTACCCCATGTTTTTTGACCTGCATAAGTACAAGGTATTTTTATGGGATTAAAAGTTTTTGGTCTTCCCTTGCTGAAACAAAACATGTATTCCCATTCTTGTTCATACCTGTTGTGATTTAACGGCATATAGGTGTGTTTTTTATAAATCATGGTATCGTGTAAATTGAATCCAAGTTCTTTGAAATAAAGTGCTTGTCTAAAACTCGTTCCACTTTCATTACCATCTTTGGTCTGGTCGCCAATAACCCAAATTATTACGCCTCCATCTTTAACAATTCTCCATAACTCTGTGGCGGTTTTTTCAAAATCAAAACTATACCCCTTATATTTTCGCATGTCATCATAAGGCGGTGATGTGACTATCAAATCAACAAAATTATCTGGCATGCATGCAAGAGTATCTAAGCAAGACTCTTGGTATATTTTGTTCAATTCCATAGCAATCAAAAAAGTTGTTGTTGCATCAAAAATGGTTCAAGACGCTTGTTGGCTATTTCTACATATTTTTCGCTCATTTCAGAACCGATGAATAATCGTTTAGACCTCAAGCAAACTTCAGCAGTACTACCAGTTCCCATGAATGGGTCATACACAACACCACCTTCTGGGCAACCTGCCAGAATAGGTTTGCGAATGAGTTCGTCATTGTACGAAGCATAATGTTCGTTGGTTGATGGCTTGGTAGGAATATCCCAGAAGTCACTGACGCTTCCTGGGTTTTTACCCCTATCTGCATTTTTATTGATGTCATCTGTTTCAACTACAACAAAACTCATTTTTTCGTCTATCAGAACAAACTCGGCATCAAGTTCACCCAAGTGAGTTTTGATTGTGTTCCAGTCGTCAACTGACGGGTAGGCAAACCCACCTTCATCATATCTATACCAGTGTGCGACTGTTGTTTCTATAATTTGGCTTGCTTGAGCCAAACTCTTCATAGAAATTCTTGACCTCATGAAATCAACAAAATCTTTTTGACTGGGGAGGTCTGGTCTTTTTTCAATTAAGTTTTTACCCCTTAGTTTATGCATTCCTTGACGATGGTCTTTCTCGTTTTCCAAGTTGTTATACTTAGAAGCACTTTTAACCTCACTCAAATCTATTTTTTTCGTTTTTGCGTGTCCGTTATTAGGGTGACTTGAAAATCTTTCTCTTTCGTTACCATAAATTGACTTGTCGCGAATAGAATCCAAATCAAAATAATACCTCTCAGATTTTGTCATAAAGAAAAAGTACTCATGCTTTTTTGAAAACCTGTCCGTGCAACTTTCTGGCATCGCGTTTCTTTTTGCCCAAATAACATCATTCCTTACAATCCAGCCTCTATCAATACAACCAATAGCAAAACGATGTGGAATCAACAACAAACATTTGTTTGCTATGTCCGTTGCTTTCTGTTGTTGGAAGCCATTTCCAATAATGTTCTTTTGAGAGATAGACCTTGTGTTACCTTTCTTTTTAGCCCTTTCCAAACCGCGAGTACCGCCAGAAATTGTATTGTAGGTGTCACCAAGGTTAATCCAACAAGTTCCTGTTGGTTTGAGAACGCGATAAATCTCGTCCATCATAGACCAAAGGTTTTCTAAATATTCATGAAATGTAGGCTCTAATCCCCATTGCCCATCATAACCATAATCACGAAGTTGCCAGTAGGGAGGCGATGTAATTACGCAATCAAGAAAATTGTCTGGCATTTTTTTGAGCGTATCCAAACAAGGCTCAACATATATTTGATTGGTTTCCATTAGAATAATTTTTGTTGGGATTGATTCTCCTTAAATTCTTTTTCTGCGTGAGCGATTCTCGCTTTCGCTATCTCTATATATTCGGGGTCAAGTTCCATACCGATGAAATCAAACCCTTCCAGTATAGCACCTTTGCCCGTTGAACCACTACCCATAAATGGGTCTAAAACTATTCCGTTTGGGGGCGTTACCAAACGGCATAAGTAACGCATTAGTTCGGTTGGTTTAACCGTGGGATGAAAATTCAAACTTGTCCTATCGTTTGCATTCGTAGATGCAGAATCAAAGTTTCCACCATCAAATTTTTTACTTGATTTTTTATGAAATCCACGAAGACCATCATCCCTATCACTCTTACTTGCTTTAGCACAATAAAAGAAACGGGATGCACCACCTTTGTCGCCTTTGAAATTGACATCTCTAATTGGTGGCATTGAACCACTATAACTATTGGTATTTCTTTGCTCATAAGGTTTTATGTCACCCGTTTTACTAATTCCACTTTGCTCATCAAGTAGTTTTCCTGCTTCCTCATCGAAAATAATGTTTGCTGGGAAACGACCTTGTGGGTCATAATTTTTTGGTTCAATCATTGAATAATCACCATACACATTATTATTGGTCATTGGCTTCGTTCCAAAATCAGCGTGTTGATTTTTTGCCGTGCTTTCTTTTCTATCCTCTTCATTTTGGAAATTAACCCTACACGCATCAATGTTAATTCCACCCGTTCCGTATTTTAGTACATTTTCGGCTATTGATTTTTCCGATAAAGGTTTACGAGCAAGGCATATAGGTTCGTTTGCTGGTTTAAGAGCAGTTCCCCAACCCTCCCATTCACTTTCTCCTTTGGTGATGGTTTCCGTGCCATAACCGAATTGCTTGACATTGTTTCTGTTTGCAACATCAGCCAAATAGCCTACCCCTTTTTCTTTGGCTTTTTGAACATCTCCACGCTTCTTTTCTCCAACAACTTCTCGTTCATTACCTTCTATTTTATCAATCGCTTTACCTATGTTTAGTGACTTAGGAAATCCGCTTCCGTACAACCACATTATTTGGTCACGAATTTCAAACCCAGCATCTTCCATGTTTACAACCATGCGGTGATAAGTTCTTGTACCGCCAAAAGACAAAACATGACCTCCATGCTTTAATACGCGATATGCCTCTTTCCAAAACTCGACACTGGGAACATCATAATCCCACTTCTTATTCATAAATGATAAGCCGTATGGTGGGTCGGTAACGATACTATCTACGCTACTGTCGGGTAGCGTTTTTAACAATTCAAGGTTATTGCCGTGTAATATTTGCATTTGTTATTTATTGTTATTCTTCTTTTGTAACTTTTCGTAGTAGTAATTAACCAAAGCGTTTTTTTCGTGGTCGTTTCTCCAGTAATCGTAGGTGAATTCCAGCATGTGTTCAATACCAAAAATTTTACCTGCTTCCAAAAATTGCGAATGGCTATTTCTGAGTTTCTCATTCATCTCAGACAAGTTTTTATTTTCTGAATCTTTCAGCAATTGACTCATATTCACTATGGATTTCATGATTTCTAAGGCTACCATTCCTTCATAGTTGTTGTTTAGGTTTTGTTTTAATTCATCGTAAGACCACGAAACGAAACGTGCCATGTTTTGCATGGGAGTCAAGTTCCCGTCAAGCATAAAGGCATCTGATTCTTTGTTGAACCCCACACCTTCTGGGAGTTCCATCTCCAAAGAAGACTCTTTAATAACCAAGTCCTTGTCTACAATCTTTTGAACTTTACGCTTCCATCGTTCTGCTGATTTCAAATCCGCAAAAGAACCGAACATCTCAGATTCGTCTATTGCCCACACATTGTAAAAGCGTTCGGTTTTTTTCATCGGTTGTTATTTTCAAAAATAATAAATAATAATTAATAAATTGTAATTGTGCCCTTCTATTTTTCAACACAAGCCTGTTGGTAAATACCAGCGTTTTCAATCAAAGATATTCCGTCTGACAAAGTTTGTCCCAGTTGCAGAATGATTGGGAATTTCTCTTTGTAACGCTCGGTAATCCAGTCATACCAGCAATAAGAAACCAAGTAAATCATTTTTTCAGAATCACCCCTATTCTTCATTCTTTCTTGGTATTCCCAGTAACAATCTAATGATGGAATTACGGTAATGTAAGGCAAATTTCGTTTGAGCAACTCGTCCCTTACAACATAGTGGGTGCTTATTAAAATGTACTTGAACTTACCAATTTGTTCTTCAAGTGCGTCAATGTAATTTTTTGGGAAGTTAGGGTTTCGCTTTCGCTCGGCATTGTTTTCCGTAATCCAGTTGAACTGACTTGAATCCAAGTCCAACACATCCATCCTTTGAGTAGAAAAAGTGGTTTTCCCGATAGCAGGAAAACCACAGATAATAAAAGTTTTCATTTGTTCCAATTCAACACTCCGTTTTCAATGTGATAAATTGTCATCATTTGCGAACTTACTCTTCTTTGTAGAGAATCAAGAAATTCTTTCAATTCCTCTTCTGTTTCCGCGATGTAATAACCTTTTTGACCAGCACAGATTCTTGCATCTACATTCAGGCGTAAATACTGAATAATTTGACGAAAATAAGAGTCTTCAAGTTTGAAATATAATTGAGTTTTTACTTTTATCTCTTCACAGGTTTTTGATTTTGATTTTCCAATTCTTGTCTTTAAGTAAGCATATATTTTCTTAGAGTAAGAAAGATGTGTCACACTTAATTGATTATAGATGTGGAAATCTATTGGTACATTCATCGTCTGCATAGTGATACAATATTACACTCGGTAAAAAATATTTTTGGCTCGGTTAATCATCTTTGCAGAAACCTCTGGTGACACTCCTTTTTCGAAGAGTCTTTCAGACCAATTGTCATCCAAGTGGTCTAAAAATATTTGAAGTTCTTTTGACTCTGGCAAAGGGTGATATTCGGTTGCCCAAATATCCCATAGTTCAGTCCACCATTTTATGAATGGTGATTCTTCATCATAAATAGTCATGGGTTGTAAATGGTCTTTTGCAAACATCTTAGTAGGTGTCTTTATCAAGTGCTTCTTGTTCTTTTTCTGACTTTTCCATCATCTCGTTGTTTTCATAAACAAGAGCGACTTTACCACTGCTATTTATACGAACTGCAATAGTTTGGTTTGGATAAGTTTCATCGGGTTGCCAAACGCTCATGTAAAAACATTTGTCCACGGCAACTGCGGTCATTTCATAACCATCACCCAAATCGTATGGGTCTGAAAAAAACGAATGTGTTTCATCTGGAGTTCCGTACTTCTGAGTAACACGATTTACAACTTCATCATACTTAGCAGAAAGAGAATACCATGATGTTTCCTCTGGATACAACACAACGATTTTCTTGGTCATTTTGGTTGTAGGAGTTCCTGCAACGAGCAATTTAACAGATTCATTGTTTAGCGTACCTTTCATTACGATAAGGGTTGGAGAAGACTCAGAAAGCGAAGTGACAAATCCTTTTGCTTTCATTTGAGTAGAGAAAGAAGTAAGAGTTCCAGATACAGATACTCCCATGAATGTTTGAGCATGAGCAACAATGCTAATCAGCACTGCGGTCATAATGGTGGTGATTTTTTTCATATTTTTTTGTTTTATTTTGTTTACAGGAATTGAATATAGTAAGACTTAAAGCCTCCTCCAAAAGTTTTTCCATTTGTCCAGTTTCCGTGATACACGATAAAATCGTCCGTAGTGATTTTGTCAAAATACCAATATCCAAAAACTTGACTTCCATCGGCATTGTGTTCCACATAAAGCCTGTCGTAGTTCCTTCCTAAAAACTCTGGATGTCTTTGCGGAACAATCGCGATGGTAATCCAGTTAGCATCATTTTCCAAGAATGGTGTCTGGGATTGTTTGTCGTACCATAAAGACTTTGGCAGATAGCAAATCGCACCAGTTTGACCATCTTCATTTACATAGATGTAACCATAACAAGATGGACTTGATGTAAGCGATTCCTTCAAAACAAACTCTTGGTTTGCTTCTGTGGGAGCAAGCAAGTAACTCATCCAATTAGCACCCGATGTTTTTTCAACATAACCGCCTCCAGCAACCGAATCCATGTAATTAATTTGAGCCATCGCGTTAACGCTTAATAGCGCAATACAAACGCTTAAAAATACCTTTTTCATAGGATTAACAATCTCCTGCGGATGGAAAAGATGGATTTAAATGTTCGAGTTCATTCAAACAATTCAAATGTTGTTCGTAAAGCAAAGAGCAATGTTCTGTAATCCAGAACTCATGATAAACCTTTACTTTACAATCTGGAAATTCTTCGCGTTTGCTTTGAATAAATTCGTGCAACATGTGTTCTTCGGCAAAATTACAACCGCCTTCTTGGACGATGTGAATGTCTTGAATAACTTGCCATAGGGTTTCGTGTTTTTTCATAACAAGGCAAATCTAATGTTATCTCTGAAAATAACAACAACAAAAAAATAAAAACTTTGTGAATGAACAAATTCTTTGAGTAAACAATCACTTGTTGCTTCTATTGAGTACATAAGCACTTTGCTCCATACCCAAGTTTATGCAATGGCATTTTTTATAGAACCAAGAATCAAAAACCTTGTCGAACCTCAATCCAAACTCCAATTTAAAAGGAACTACGATTCCATTCAATCTGGGAATAGCCTCGAAAGTTTTAAGCCTTATAAGTTTTGCGTTATCAAAAATGGCTGGTTTCAAATTGAACGAGGGTTGGTTTTGCCACATTGTTGGTTTGTTATTAAACAAAATTTCGCTGGCAATCTCATCTATAAACAAGGGTTCAAGCAACAACCTGTTTTCATCGTAATACCATTTCCATGTTTTCTCGTTATGTTCAATCTGGTCTAAAATGTTTTCTGGGAAGTTTCTAAATGGCTCGGTAAATCCTAACATCGCGGTTATCTTGTTCTTAAAATTGCTCAAGGCTTCATTGATGTTGATGTCTTCAATGAATTGCCAATCATCCTCTGTATGAAGTACATATCTTGAATTTGAGTGAGCCATATCATATTTCCAGTCTTGCATGATTCGGCTATGGCGGTATCCGTCTTTAAAATCATTAGCATCGTAAAATCTTGAAACCATCCGTTTAGGTTTAAAGAAGTACCTTAACATGTATTGCATCTCTGCTCTTTCCTCCTCGCAACTACTATCGTCATAATGATAGATTGTTTTTGGAGTAAAGCCTTGAACTCGCTCTTTTATTGAAGTTACGCTCTGAACAAACAAGTCCATACGTTGAGATGTAGTGATTGATAAATCTATCATGAGGGCAAAAGTAAATCTATTGTTATTATTTTCAAAGATAAGACATAAATTGATTTGGGTTGTTTAAAAAGTTTTATATTTGCCTTATGGATAATTCATCCTTCAAGAAATTTATTTTAAAAAGGGTTCTTGCAGAAAATGGTACTGAGTATGCTATTTTTGAACCAGAAACAGAAGAGTTGGTTTTTCAGTCATCCGAATTAGCCATGGAAGAAATGCATAGTAATTACAGGCACTATCGTCAAGCGAACGGAATAGCAACGCCTTACGCCACGGTGTCCAATGAGATGTTAGACTTCATAGTTAATAATGGTGGCGAAGTAGAAATCAAAGGCTTCTATGAAAACGAAATATTTAAACCAGATTTTATAGCAAATAGAGTAATAATCAAATGGAACAGACTTTAGTAGATGATATAGTGGCAATCTTGGATGAGCATGCTATTCAGAATGAATTTGACGGAACTGTAAGAGTTTCTTTGGAAGAAGTGGCAAAAGCACTTGAAAAAATGATTTTAGTTAAGATGAACTATCAAAAAAGACAATTAATGAAATTGAAGCCATGATACAAATACACCTTTACACTCTTATCGCCTTGTTTTTGTTTTTTCTATCAGGGATAATAATACCAGCACACTTGAAGTTTAAGAATTTGACCAGACAGAAGTTCAGTGGTAACTACATGGTATTTCATGAAGCAAGTAAAAACCGAAAACGATTAATCATGATTTTTTTGATTAGCGGAACATTGTTGCTATGGAAATACCCATTAATAGTCAAGCACGACTTTTTAGATAAACAAGTAGAAAATACCTTTATTTTTATGATGGATGTTGCCATTTGTTTCTTTGTTATGGTAGTTGGTGGTAGAATTGGGAATTTCTTGTTGAAATATTTTGAAGATAAAAAGTGAGTAGTGTGTTGTTATTTTGAAAAATAATCTAATTTTGCAAATATGACACACAAAATTATTGCCACTGACCCTAAAGAGCCGAAAGAAATCTCTCAAGAAGAGGATTTTTTTCCAATGCAAAAAGATGGAATTGACTATCCCGACCAGTTAGATGAAACATTAGAATTTTTGGAGGAGGAAGAAGTATGAAGTACAATTTTCTAAATATAATCCTATCTGTGTGTGGTGCTTTCTTGGTTTTGATAATTTATTCAATCACCAAGAGGAAGAAAGAAATTCCAACAAAAGAACATGTCGAAGTTCCAAAAAATCAAGCCAATATTGTCTTAGCACACATTGAAATGTATGGAAGCATCTGTAAAACAGAAGCACAGGAACTTTACGGGATTAAAAATCTCAAAGCAGTTGTTCATGTAATTAGAACAAAGCACAAGATTGAAATAGAAAGTATTTCTCAAAGGGGTGGTGACGAATTCCGTGGGTATGCTTTTAAGAAATAATATGAAAAACACAACTAAACTACAAAGACTGCTTATTCAAAGAGGGCTTTCGCAAAGCGATTTACAAAAAAAGGTGCATGCTAAGACTGGTATAAAAATTGAGCCTTACAGGGTTTCTAAAATTGTTAATGGTTCTATAACTAATTATTTCACAGAAACTGCCAGAGCGATAGCAAGAACATTAGAAGTTCCAATCGAAGAAATCCTTGAAGACAATTGAGTTTTTGAAGGTGCTTGTTACTAAAAGCACTTCGCATCAATTAATTTGGCTGAAAATTTTGGCAGAGGGAGATAATGTACCTCTGGCAGTTTTGGCTAAAATAGGTGGTGTGGGAAAAACTCAAGCGTTCAACATAGTCCAATGGGGTAAAGAACTACAAGGTGGTAATTCGCCAAAAATTCTCCAAAAACCAGAGGTAAAAAAACTCCCGATGGTTATCAATGCCGACAAACAAAAGGATGACGACAAAAGCACTATTCGCCAAAAAGTTGAAGAAATAATAGCATACTTGAATATGGCAACAGGTAAAAAGTTTTCATCAACTGGGGTAGACAATACAAAATTTGTGACGAAAAGACTCAGTGAAAACTATTCATTCGAAGACTTCAAGCATGTAATCGATGTTAAAACCGCTAAATGGAAAGGAACGGACATGGATGAATATTTAAGACCACAAACTCTTTTTGGCAATAAGTTCAATGCATATTTAAATGAAACAATTAACAATGGAAGACAACAAACCAGCAGTATCCAACAAACAATTGACACCGCACAAAGAGTCGCAGAGTCTTTCGATTGGGGGGTGGATTCGGAATGAAGACGAAAAGCAGTTGTATCTGTCACAATTCGAAAAGAAATTGGGACAATTCAAAAGCAAAGAAGACAAGGTAGAACTCATTAAATCCATTACCAGTTGGCGATTACACTTGGGTATTCGCGAAAAAATGTCTGATGAAGAACTAATCATCAATATGACTTTTTTAAAAGATAGTTATCCAAACTTGACGCTGGATGATATTCGTCTTGCAATACGTTATTCACTGAATGGTACTTTGGGAATCAATCCTGAAGCCTTTGGTTCATTTTCGCCTTTGTACATCAGTAAAATTATCAATGCTTATTTTTCTTACAAGCAGGAGCAAATAGTAGCGATGAATCAAAGAAAAAAATATCTGGAAGTTATGAATCGTAAAGAACCAGAGTTGACTTACCGAGAAAAAGTAGACGAAAGGAAAAAACACATCAAATGGTTTCATGAAAGAATTACTGAAAGCGATAAATACATTGCCGACTTTCAAAGTGTCATGTGGGATTTATTGAGCCGTAATGAATTCTTATTGCCCAGCGAAATTGACTGGGATGATGCTGATGAAAAAGCAGAGATTTTAACCAACAGAAACGTCTATTCTACTTTTGCCAAGGTTATGGATAATCTAAAGCCCTATGAGAAAGAAGAGGAAAAGAAAAAGTTAAAAGAACTATATGGCAGATTTTATTTGATGAAGCAATTTTTTGAAAAAGTTACTGACATTAATATGTGGATTGATGCATTATCCGATGAAGATATTTTACCTTCGTCATCAATCAAAAAATAAACCGCATATTATTTTCAAAAATATGAAAACGCCAATCGTTAAAATTGATGAAGAACAAATCTTAGAAATGCACTCTATCATTTGTGAAGAGTTGACACTGATGCTTATAGATAGAGCAAATGAAGAAGACCCAACAGAATGTGCATGCTTGAAATGTCTTTCTGGAAGAGCAATGACAAAAACTTTGGAGTATTTGAAAGACAATGATATTGTTGAAGTCAGATTAACGATTAGCCCTTTTCAAGACAGAACACACATAAATTAAGATGGCACAAGGAATTTATAAAATAACCGAAACTTTCGAGCAAATGCTTTGCGACTATACAGGTTCGCCCTATGCAGTTGCAGTTGATAACCAAAGTAATGCCCTATTCTTGGCGTTATATTACGAAAAGATAACTGGCATGGAAATCACAATACCATCGCGAACCTATCCAAGTGTCCCATGCGAAATTATTCATGCAGGTGGTAAAGTAAACTTTGAACCCGTTGAAGGCAAAACCATCAAGGGGTCGTATCAGTTGAAACCAACCAAGGTCTGGGATTCCGCTTTGAGTTTTGATGCCGACATGTATAAGGCTGGGACACACATGTGCCTTTCATTTACAGGACCGTACAAGACTTTGAAGTTGTCCAAGGGTGGTGCTATCTTGACTGATGACAGAGATGCTTATTTCTGGTTCAAGAGAGCAAGATTTTCTGGCAGGAATGAGATGTCTTATCATGAAGACACTTTCGATATGCTTGGATGGAATTTCTACATGATGCCAGAATTGGCAACAAGGGGTGTTTTGATGATGAATCAATTTTACAATACAGATGGAAGTAAGAAAAGGTTCGAAGATGTGGAACTACCTTACCCAGACTTGAGCAAATTCGATATTTACAAGCAATAATACTATTAGGCTACAACCTAATATTGACTGATTATTAGTCCACGACCTTATACATGAGAATAGACAAAATTATTTTTGCGGTAGATGACAATCCTTTATATGCTGGTTTCTGGAAATTCATTAGTAAGTGGACGAAAGAAAGACTGGGTGTAACACCAGTGTTGTTTCATATTACCGATGAAGAAACAGATATTTATGAGGATAAATATGGATTAGTCAAGAAGTTTAAAGCACTACCGAATTTCACTACTTCGATTCAGTGCAGAATGATTAGAATGTGGGGAACAAGATTCTTCATTGATGAATTTTGTATGATGGGGGATATTGATATGATGATGGTTGATAAAGAGTATTTCTTCAGAGATTTACAAACCTATCCAGAAGATTCCTTAGTTATTTACACGAGTGATGCTTATGACAGGGATAGACCAGAATGCATAAACGAATATGCACAAGACAGGTATCCAATTTGCTACAACTTAGCGAAGGGAAGCGTTTATAATCGGATATTAAACACCAGCAGAAATTTTACAGAATATCTTACAGAAGCCAGTAATCATGGTTTTTTGATTGACCATTGTGACGAGTTGTACTATGGGCTCAGAGTTAATCAGTTTGAGCATGGCGTAAATGTAATCAAGTTGAAAAGAGGATATAAAAGTTTCTTTGTTTGTCCAAACAGGTTTGAAAGACCAATTCTTTTGAATCATGAAGAGCAATATCAACTAATAAACAAAAATATTATTGACATTCATTTGCCCCGTCCTTTTGAAGATTTTGAATTTTATATCAAATTAATTAAAGAACAAATTTCATGAGCGAAGAAGTTTACCTGATTGGTTGTCATGTGGCAAATATTGAGCAAGAAAATTTGCTCAGGCGATTAGTGAATCACTTGGATTTTTACAAAAAAGATTTTGTCTTGGTCAGTCACACTATGTTGCCAGAAGACATTATCGCAAAAAGTGTAGGTTTCGTTTATGATAAATGTAATCCAGTTTTTTGGCGGTGGGAATTAGAGGGTTCACCATCTTATAATTTTTCATGTCCTAAATTTAACATTTCTTCAAAGTACATTTTGTATGGTGCATCCCCTTATTACCATGTTGGTGTTTTGAGGCTATTACATCATGGAATAAAGTATTTACAGACGTTGACTTATGATGTAATACACTGGATTGAATATGACATGTTTCCAGACTTTGACAGAGCAGAAGAAAACACAAAATTGATTAGACAAGGTAATCAATTCGTTTTTCATGGGCTTGGTAGTTTTTTTACTTTTGATGCAAATATTCAAGTGAGAAAGCATTTTAGAGAAATCAACAATCTGGAATTGCTCAAACTTTTGAAAATGCATAGTTATGTGGCTGAGTTGGTGATAATGAATGATTTATTTGAAGCAGAGCCTTTGAAAGTATTTGATGTGTTAACAAGTGCAGGAGATTATAGTCAGAACTTCGATAAGATACCAGTTCATTGGTCATTATTTCAACAGAAAGATAATGAAGTTCATATTTTTCTTCTGAATAAACAGGACAAAGAAATTCGAGTAAAATACACTTACAACGACCATGTTGGAATGAGAGTTTTATTACCAAATATGTACCATAGAAGCCACTTTGCATGGATAAAAATGGATGGCAAAACCAAGGTGAAAATAGAAGTCGATGGTGAAATTTTCTTTGAATTAGAGGATGATAGCCAAACGATTTATGATAAACTAATAAAAGATACCAAAGTCTGGGAAAATGCATAGAAAACTTGCTTTATATGGTGCTGGCGGTCATGCCAGTGAGGTAATTGCACAACTCAGTTATAAATTCAAATCAATAAAATTATTTGTTGATGATAAATATGTAACGAGCGACTTAGAATCAATAGGTAATTTCAACCCAGAAGAATATGCAATCATGATACCCGTCAGTGATTCTGTGGCAAGGGAGAAAATGGTTAATAAACTTCCTTCAGGAACACATTTCTGGAGTTTCATTCATCCAACTGCATTGCTTATGGACGATGCCACCATAAAGTTGGGGGTAGGATGTTTTATTGGAGCGTATTCTATTTTAACGACAGACATCGTAATAGGCGACCATGCGATTCTTAATCGCGGTGTTCATATCGGACACGGGTGCAGGATAGGTGATTATTTCAGTGCAATGCCGAGTTCTGTGGTGTCAGGAGATGTTGTTATTGGCAATAATGTTTATCTGGGTACAAACGCTTCAGTAAAAGAAAAAATACACCTTTGTGATGATGTGACCATCGGGATGAATAGTCCAGTACACCACAATATAAACGAGTCTGGAATTTATGTAGGTGACAATTTGAGAAAGTTATGAGTGATATAAAATTAAGTGTAATCATACCAGCCTATAAGTTCTGTTATTATATCGACCAAGCGGTTTTGTCTGCTTTGTGGCAAAAAACTGATTTCGAGTTCGAAGTCTTGGTGAGAGATGATTTTAGTCCAGACAAAACGCACACCGTCTTGGAAAAATTAGCAAACAGAAATCCACGATTGAAATACTTCAAGGCAACAGAGAATTGGGGTTTCATGAAGAACATTCAGTTCCTTTTGAATAATGCCCAAGGAAAATATATCGCGTATTTGGATGGTGACGATTATTATGTTTTTCAAGACAAACTTCAGAGAGCCTTTGATTTTTTAGAAGAAAATTCGAACTACTCCATGGTTTCGTTTGGATACTATCGCAAAATGGAAAACGGAGAATGGACACCAGATAAACCTTGGGAGTTTTTCGGTCCGTTAGACGATACAATTGATGTGCATCAAATGGTGGAAGTAAACAAAGTTCAGTGGGGTAGAGTGTTTAGAAACTCACCAAATCTTGTTAAACCATGGATGTACAACTTGCCAACTTTGGATTGGGCTTTAAATTATGAAGTTGCAAAAACGGGATTAATAAAAAACATCGATGAACCATGGGGTGTATACAGACAAAGCGGTGTAGGATTGTTCAGCCCATTAAGTGAAAAGGAAAAAAAGGATTTAGACCTTATCGTGAAAAATGAAATTCAAGAGAATTATAAAAGCATAAAAATGAAAACCATAACTATTGTAGATTCCTACGTTTACTCAGAGAATGTCAGATTAAAACTTGAAGCGTTTGTAAAAATGTTGAATGAAGATGGTCATGAAGTGATGCTCATTAGCAACACCATCGTTGGGCAGGAGGTTTTAAAGCATTGCAAATACTATATCTATGATTCAAATAATCGATTGTTCCAGAACATATTCGAAGAAGTAAAAGACATCAATCTTTGGAAAATCATGGATGGTTTTAAGGTGAATGAACACACTTCTGGTCTGCAAAAACACGGCTTGTCAGTTATGGTAAATCTGTTTAATGCTCTGAAGATGGCACAAGCATTAGGATACACTCATTTTCAGAGAATGGAAGCCGATGACTTGTTTGGTGCTAAAAGTCGCGAGTGGATTTCTGGAGTTCCAAATCGCGTGTTAACAGAAGGCAAAAAAGGGCTTTACTATTACAACTTTACGCCAGATGTAGAACAAGAAGATGTTTCATTCCACTACCAGTTTTGTGAAATAGATTTGTTTTTGAAGTCCGTTACCAACATAGAAAGTCAAAGGGATTACTTTGATTATTTGGTGAAGGAATTTGGTAGACCAAAATTCATCATTGTAGAGGAGTTTCTTTACCGAGAATTGAAAAGAAATTGTTGGGATTCACTGCTAATCCGCAATACAGAACAACAAATTCAGGATTTCCCAGATACGCATTGGAATACTGAAATTAGTATTTCGAATATGAGTGAAAAGTACAGGGGGTGTTCTACAAGGCTTTTTAGACACTGGGGTACTTCAGAAAACGGAGAGCCTTATGATAGGGGTGGTAGAATAGTATTTACCTACAACTACATGGAAGATACTAAGGAGAGAATTATTGAAGTTGTTGCTATGGATGACACCATTCATACCTTAAAGCATGTAGTTTACGGAAAAAGGGGTTGGGCTTACAACATCATAACTTGGGATTTTAAATGCATCCGCGTTTACGAAAATGATGAATTGTTGTATGAAGAAAGCAACTTGGAAGAATATTGGTCAAGACTCGTTTTTAACAATTAATATATACCATGAGATACATTCATAAATTTTGCATTTACGCTTACTACATTATTGCTTTTCCTTTGTTGGTTATTGTATTGATGTATATTTGGTTTCCGTATGTAAAAAAGTACCAAAATGTGCCACCATTGGAAATGGTACACGAAAGCATAAACAATGTTTTACCCCACTGCTTTTTCATTGATTTGTTATTGTGCGGTTTTTATTGTGTATTTTTTGTAAATTAGCAACATTGTATTATTTTTGAAAATAATAACCATGGCTACAATCGCATTAGGAATACCAACAATCAACCAAGCGGAACTCTTACAACCGAGTTTGGAAAAATATAGTGCTAACTGGTATGGAAGACATACCTATATCATTGATAATGGCAATCAAAAATTAGCCCCAGTTGGTTCTAAGCAAAGGATTGTAAAAATGCCAAATAATTTGGGAGTTGCAGGGAGTTGGAATTTATTGTGCCGTACCATTTTTGGGTTTGGTTACACCCACATTGCAATTTTGAATGACGACATTTTCTGGAACAAGGAAGCAGATGACATCGAACACTATATTGAACAAAATCCAGCAGATTTTTATGTAGGAATGGGTCAATGGTGTTGCTTTGTTTTGCCTTACGATACTTACGCAAAAGTTGGGTTGTTTGATGATAAATTCATCAATGCATATTTCGAAGACAATGACTACGAATACCGAATGAAATTGTTAGGATTGAGCGTTCACAGGTCAGAATTTTTTAATCCAGATGAGTATAAACAGAGCCAGTCAATTCGTAAAGAACCAGCCTTAAATAACAATTTCGAGAACAACAAAAACCGATATATTGAAAAATGGGGAGGCTTGCCAAGAGAAGAAAAATTTCAAAATCCCTTCAATAAAGTGTTGGTCTAATGAAAAAATTTTGGAAAAACGTGTTTCAAGCCTTGGTGATATTGGGTGCTTTGCCCATGCTTATGTTTGTTTACGCGATTTTTCTAAAAATTCAAAGTGAAGATGGAGTAGACTATCCAAATAGAGAAACTGAAAATTATTTCCACAACGTAATTGTAAAAAAATGCATAATTGTATACTATGTGCTAATCGCCATTTGTCTGATTTGGAAAAGCCTTTGAATCCTGTGATGAGAAACCCCAAAATATATATCATCAGTGTTTACCGAAAAAAATCGATTTTACAACTGCGTGAGCCCATGGAATTTATTAGTTATGTGGATGTTGATTCTGTTCTATATCAAGCGAACCTCGATGTCATGGAAGCCCAAAAATTCACTTTGGAAGAAGCATCTTATGTTGTAACTGCATTAAGTAAGATGTTACCTGAATTTTTTATGATAAATTTGAATCCCAGTTATCATGTACAAAAAGAATTCGGAAAAGTATAAGTTGTATTTCTTGCTGATTGTAATCGGTGTTTTGTTTTTTTTGTTGTGGCTTAAAAACAATACAATCGATTCGCTGAGAACCATAAATACAGAAATAACTCATGAAGTTACCATGGATGGAAAATACATGGCTACGCAAAGGCAAAACATCATGAATTTAGAAGAAGCAATAAAATCTGGGTTACTGGAAAAAGAGCGTTATATGAAAAACGTGAAAAGCCAAACCAAGATTGAAACTACAACGATTATCAAAGAAAAATTAATCACTTTTCACGACACGGTTGAAGTGATTTTTGACACTTTAGATATGCGGTACTGGGTAAAAACACCAGCACCAATTAGATACCAAGATTCGTTTAATTTATTGGCTGGTAAATTCACAAAAGATGGGTTTGTTTTGGATACTTTGGAAACAAAAAATGAGTTCAGAGTTTCCATATTTGACAAGAAGCAGGGCTTTCTTAAAAAGTCTGTTCCCGTAGTTGAAATCAAATCTAACAACCCCAATACCAAAACAACGAATATTAAAAATGTTACCATAGAAAAGAAAACTCCATTTTTTACAAAATGGTGGTTTGTAGGTTCTGTGGGGATGTTGATTGGTTATTTGGTTCTTTAAAAATGTAAATTAAAATAATGACTGCTACATATTCACAAATCAGCCAGTATGTTTACTCTACTGCTGAAACGCAAAGACAATCTTATGATGTTGGTGATTACTTGAGAAACAACTCTATCGAAGGCGATGTAGTTGAACTTGGAGTCGCCGCAGGTGGAAATTTCGCAACTATGCTTCTTGGATGCCGAGAGGCTGGTTTGAACAAAAAAGGCTGGGGTTTTGATAGTTTTCAAGGAATCCAACTTGCTGGTAAAAAAGATACCAGCCAGCCTGGGATTGGTGATATTACCCATGATGTAAATGTTCCAGACGAAGAACTTCTTGTTTCAAGTGGAATTACGGTGCATCCAAAACAAAATGTAATCGATAATCTGACAAATTGGGGATTATATAACAATGTAGAGTTGGTTGAAGGATGGGTTCAACACACCTTACCAGAATACGTTAACAAAATTGATAAAATTGCCGTTTTGCGATTGGATATGGACATTTATTACCCCACCAAAATTGCCTTAGAGTTTTTGTTTGATAAGGTAGTGGATGGTGGCATCGTAATCATTGATGATTGGGCTTTGGATGGTGCAAGATTAGCATGTGAAGAGTATTTTGAAAGTATCAATTATCAGCCCAAGTATATTGGAGTTCCTAATTCGACACCAGTTTATTTCTACAAATGAAATTCACTATAATTCACCCCAGCAGGAATCGTCCGAGCATGGCTATGGATACCATTTTAAAATGGACTCAAAGAGCCAGCAAAGATGCAGATTACGAGTATTTGATTTCATTAGATGATGACGACCCTAAATACAATTTATACCATGACTGGTTATACAAAATTGAAGGCGGTAAAATAAAGGTTCATGTTAATCAAAATAAGAGTGCTATTGAAGCAATCAACAATGTTGCATATTTTGGTAGGGGTGAAGTATTTATTGTTGTTTCAGACGATTTTGAGTGTCCTTTTGAGTGGGACAAATTGTTATCAGCGAATCTTTTTGATAAGACGGATTATGTTGCTAAGGTAAACGATGGAACGCCTTCATGGATAGTGACTTTGCCTATTGTTCATAAAGATTTTTACAATCGTTTTGGATACATTTATAATCCAGAATACAAGCACATGTTTTGCGATACGGAAATGACTTGTGTTGCAGGTTTGTTAGGTAAGTTGGTGTACTTAGACCATCTTGGGTTTGTGTTTAATCACAGGCACTATACAACTGAAAATGGTATGCAGAAAGATGAACAAAATGAGAAAAATGATAGCACTTGGGAACATGGAGAAAAAGTGTTCCGCAGAAGGGTAACAGAAAACTTTGGATTAAAAGACGAAGAAGTAGTTTCAAAGAAAATTCTTGAAAAACTGGCTCACTGGTTATGAAATTGAGTATTCTTATTTGCACGATGCCATCTCGTTCAGAGATGCTGAAAAAACTGACCCAACAACTCATGTTGTTATTGGTAAAGTATGATGAATCACAATGGGAAGTATTAATTCAACCAGATGAGAATATAAATGTAGGTCGTAAAAGAAATATTCTCCTTCAGAAAGCATCAGGTGATTTTGTGGTTTTCATAGATGATGATGATGAAATTCATGATAACTACATTGACGCTTTCATGAATGCTATTGAATCTAATCCAAATGCAGATTGCATAGGGTACAGAGGTTATATCACCTTTGATGGGACATCGAGAAAAGATTGGGTAATTTCGATAACATGTAAAACTTGGCACGAAGAGAACGGGGTTTATTACAGAACTCCTAATCACATTTCGCCAGTAAAAAGAAGCATCGCTATGCAAGTTATGTTCCCACAAATTGAGTTTGGTGAAGACTACGAGTATTCTATGGGCATTTTACCTTTATTGAAAGAAGAAGTGTTTATTGATGAGCAGTTGTACCATTATAAATTTATGGCAAAATGACCCAGTTAAGCATTTTAATACCATCCATCCCTTCTCGATTTGGCAGAGCAAAAGCATTGTATGAAAAATTACTCACAATGGTTGGTGATAGGGACATTGAAATTTTAATGCTTACCGATAACAAGAAGAGGACTATTGGTGAAAAAAGAGAAGCCTTAAAAAATGCATCCAACGGCAAGTATTTCATGTTTGTGGACGATGATGACGACTTGTTGGAATTGAATGATTTATACGAGGCTACTTTTGAAGACGTAGATGTAATCACATTCAAGCAATTGTGTTTGAACGAAGATAAAACCACTTTTACAATCACTTTTGGATTGGGTAATGAAGTTGAACACAAAAATATAAGGGGTAGGTATCTTGATTGCAAAAGACCGCCTTTTCATATTTGTGCGTGGAGCGAAAGATTCCGCGACTACGAATATCCACCAGTCAATTATGCCGAAGACTGGGGATGGTTACAACAGGTTTTGCCTTTAGCAAAAACAGAAAAGCACATACCAAAAATTGTACATTCCTATAACTTTGACCCCAAGGTTACAGAAGCGTCTACCGAATCAAATATTGTTTGGCAAAATCCAAATACGAATTCTCAAATAGCACTACCCCAAAGAAATAAAAAATACAAAATGGTTACAAAGACTGGAAAAACCAGAGCAATAGTCAATCTGGTAAATAATAACGCAAACTACATTGATTGTCAAAAAAGGCTTGAGCAGAGTGCTTTAAATAACGAAGATAAATCGTTCGATTTTTTCTGTTTTCAAAATGAAAGTCAAGTACAAGCACCACCGCATCATGACAACCCCTATGCGTTCAAAATTTACGCGATAGAAAAGATGCGTGAGATGGGATACAAGCAGATTGTTTGGTTAGATGCGAGTATTGTATTGGTAGATGATTTTTCTCCCATCTGGGAATGGATTTTTCAAAAGGGATTCTTTTTTGAAGAAGCAGGACACTATGCTGGTTCATGGTGTAACGAATCTACCCTCAGTTATTTTGGTTTGACGAGAGAAAAGGCGATGACAATGCCGATGTTCGCGGCTGGCTATTGTGGTTTTGATTTTACTCACGGGCTTGCTCAGGAATTTTTTGCTGAGTGGAAGGAAAGTATGCTTAATGGTTGTTTCAAAGGCTCATGGTCAGACCACAGACATGACATGACATGTGCATCTATCATTGCTAATAAGCACGATATGGTGAAAGATTATTCTTCTGGTGGTCAGTACTTCGCCTACATTGGAGAAGTCTATGGAACTCCTTTACCCACGGTTGTAGGTCATTTAATTGGCAGATAATGGCAAACGAAGAATTGTTTGATATTAATTTGTATAACGATGAGTTTTTCGAATGGCACTTGAAATACGCCAGAGAATATTCAATCGTAACTATGGACTGGCTTTTAAAGTTTATACCATTTAAGTCGGTTGTTGATTTTGGTTGTGGAATCGGTAGTTATCTGGAATCTGCTCACGATAAAAATGTAAAAATCAAAGGATATGACATTGGTGGAGATTTTGCAAAGAAGTACACGCCTGAACACATTCAGCCTTTCATTGAATATTTGGATTGTACCAAGCCCATGGTTACTGAAAAATACGATTGTGTTATTTCATTCGAAACGGCAGAACACATTGAACCATTAGGAACAGACCAGTTCTGTGATAATTTGGTCAATGCGTTAGGCGAACACGGATATTTGTTTTTCACTGGCGCTCCCGAAGGTCAGGATGGTTGTGGTCACATAAATTGTCAAAGTAAAGCATTTTGGATGCTGAAATTTACAGAAAGGAATTTGGAATTTGATGCGGTTATTACGGCAGTGGTGTTCCAAGAATGGAAAAAACTTGGCGCTCCCAATTATATATGTGAAAACTTGTTAGTTTTTAAAAGATGATACAGACATATAAAGATATACAGGGTTGGTTTGATTACGCTAACATTTATGACAAACAAGTGGATTTGTTAAAAAATGGTAGCACGATAGTTGAAGTTGGTTGCTGGCTTGGGAAGTCGAGTTGTTACTTAGCAGAAAAAATCAAGGAATCGGGCAAAAAAATCAATTTGTTCTGTGTGGATATTTGGGAATATACCGATGATGACCCGTACTATTTATCTTTTAGGGAAACCCATCCAGATTTGCTCAAAGCATTTCGGTCAAATGTAAATGCTTTAGGTTTTTCAAAAATAATAAAAGCGGTTCAAGGAGAATCTGCCATGGTGAGTCAAACTTTTCATGACGAATCAATAGATTTTATTTTTCTCGATGGCAATCATCATAGTCCTTTCATTGATGATGATTTGAAATTGTGGTATCCAAAGTTGAAATATGGAGGTTGCATCGCTGGTCACGATTATATTGATGCACCCGATGTACGGAACGCGGTTAATAAATTCTTCAATAAGAAAGTCAGAGTTGATGGTTCTTGTTGGATTTACTATAAGATGGCAAAATGATAATTTTTGAACCACAAAACAGGGTAGAAGTAACCACACCAAAAGGTGATGGATTTATTTGGTTAGTTACCGAATTTGGTACTGAAACGGATACAATCTACACTATCATAATAAAAGAATCTGGAGAGATGTGGCAGATGACACACAAGGATATAAAAGTAAAACCGAATTGGACATTTAATCATAAATAACATGTATACACAAAATGATGAAGAATCAGTAATCAGAGGATACTTTGGTTATCAAGACCCGAAATCCTTATTCCTATTAGATATTGGTGCTAATGACGGACAAACTTTCAGTAATTCCAGACAATGTATTTTGGATGGTTTTAATGCAGTTTTGGTAGAGCCAAGCCCAAAAGCATTTGATAAATTGAAGAAATTGTATGCTCGTAATCCTAAAGTTAAATTGAAGAAATTGGCTATCTCTCAGACCTCTGGAGAAGTTGTTTTTCATGAATCGGGTTCGTGGAATGAAGATGAAAGCGATGTAGCATTATTGTCTTCGTTAAAAGAATCTGAATTAAAGCGTTGGGGGGATAGGGTGTCGTTTACGGAAACGAAAGTTCAATCGTTGACTTTCCAAGATTTTTTAAAAAATGAAAACCTTGAAAACATAAAGTTTGACTTCATTTCTATTGATGCTGAAGGAGTTGATTGGGAAATTCTGGAGCAAATAGATTTGACCAAAATTGGTTGTCAGTGTTTGTGTGTTGAATGGAATGGTATCATAGACCTATACACCAAAATGACAAAATATTGTGAAGGTTATGGTATGAAACTCATCTCCAAGAACCCAGAAAACTTGATTTTTATACGATAATATACGAATTAATACGAATTATGTACGCAGACTGGTTATTAGAAGAAAGACTTAATGAATACTTTTCAGGTGAAAACCCTAAGTTCTTGACTGCTTTGGACATCGGGGCGAATGATGGTGTTTATTTGTCAAACACCAGACAGGTTATTCTGGATGGATGGAATGCAGTTTTGGTTGACCCAGCAGAAAGTGCTTTTAAAAGATTGAAAGCATTGTATCACAATCACCCTAAAGTTCTATTGTGCAATGTAGGTATTGGTAGTGAATCAAAGAAAGAAACATTTTATGAGAGTGGCAGTTACCAGCAAGATACCGAAGACACCGCATTATTTTCAAGTATAAGCGAATCAGAAATTCAAAGATTTCCTAATGTTCCTTTTGAAAAGAAAGAAATTGAAATCATGTCTTGGAGTGATTTTTTAAGTTTTTACGGGCTCAAATACTCCAAGTTTGATTTTATCAGTATAGATGCTGAAGGCTTAGACTGGGAAATACTTCGTCAAATTAACTTGAGTTATTACAGATGTCGTTTTTTGTGCATCGAATGGAATAGAAGACCAGAAGATGAAGTCAGATTTACCAATCATGCCAAATTGTTTGGAATGAAATTATTAGAGAAAAACAATGACAACTTGGTTTTTGTAAAATGATAAGCGTAGTCATTTCATATTGCTCAAACGACAAACCTTTTATTCAGCCTTTGCTGAATGAGTGTAAGAAGTTTTCAAACGATATTATCATTGTATCTACCAACCATTTTTTGGATGGCAGATACGATGAAGAATTGCAGGATTTAACGCAGGAAGATGTGAAACATATTATTTATCCATGGGAAGTAGATAAAAATCCAAAGTTCTGGCATAATCACAATCGTTTTCTTGGATTACAACAGGCTCAAAAAAGTCATGTGCTTTTTTTAGATGCCGATGAAATACCAGATGGAAAAATTATGCTTGATTTTTTAAATAGTGGTCTACATCTTTCCATGCCAATAATCAGTTTTGAATGCTATTGGTATTTTAGAGAAGCAACATTCAGAGCATTAACTACTGAGAGATGTGGCGTTTTGTATAATCGAGGTTATCTAACTGAGGAATTAATTTATCATCCCATGGAAAGATGGTCTTATGAAATGACTCAGACACCGCGATTGGACAAATACACATTCAGAAATGAAATCATAATGCACCATTTTTCATGGGTTCGTACAAAAGAGCAAATGTTAAAAAAAGTAAAGTCATGGGCACACCAAGGTGATAAACAATGGGTATCTTTGATTGAAGAAGAATTCAAGTATTCTTTCAAAGGTCGTGACTTTGTTCACAACTATAAATTTATTGATGTAGAAAACATATTTAAAATTGACATATATGGAAGACAAGAAACCACAGACACCAGTTCAATATGTACATAAGTACGAACTGGCAGAGTATCCTTTACTAAAAGGCACAAAACAACTCATGAAGGATGGAAATCCTTGCAAATGCCACAGAGCAAATGTGCAAATGATTCCAAACATGGCAAATCAATTAGTGCCCGTTTACGAACATTGTACCACTCATTGTAGCCGTGCAATTCTTGGAGTTGAAGGAGAACAATTAGTGTTTGTTCAAAATTGTGAAGTAATCGCTCAAAAATTCAAAATCGAAAATGCCCAAGCAAAACCAAATCAGTCCAAACTTGAGGTCATCAGGTAAAAGGATTTTGGCTTACATGGACTGGAACTCACCTACGGGTTTTGGGAATGTATCAAAAAACATTATTGATAGAATTACCCAGTTTTGTTTAGACAACAAAGTTAAAATAGACATTTGTGCCATAAACTATCGAGGAGAATCGAACGTTCAGGTTAACGAATGCGTTAAAATTTTTAACTCAAAGGATTACGCGAAAGACCAGAAAGACCCATACTTGAATCGTACAGGTTTTTTAACTCTTTTGTCGCTAAGACCTTATGACATCGTTTGGATGATGTATGATATAAATGTCATCACTCCTTTGATGCCCATGATTAAGCAACTGAAGGAAAGACAGAAGAGCGTAACTAAAAAAGGCTTCAAGACTATCGTTTACACACCGATTGATAGCCCCCCAGATTTAAGTTGGTTTGAGGGAATGAATCAATTAGATGAATTGATTACTTATACTAATTATGGATTAGAAGAAATTGAGAAGGTATTCAAATTCAAAAAGAAGATTCAGATTATACCACATGGATTAGATACGGAAACCTATAAGCAAGTTCCAAAAACTGGATTGAGAAAGAAGTATGGTATTCCAGAGGATGCTTTTGTTTTTGGAACTGTAAATAAGAATCAACCAAGAAAAGACATCGGTTGTACATTGATTTCTTTTGCCAAGTTAAAGAAGACGCTTGATTCTTTACCAGATACCTATAAAAACGGGAATAAGGTTGTTCTGTACTTACATACTTATCACAACGACCCAACAGGAATAAATATCCATCAAGTTGCCAGTCGGTTGGGATTAAAGTTCAATGAGGATTATTTTTTACCCATAGAACCCAAGTATAGCAATGCCGAGTTTACACCAGCAGAAATGAATGAGGTTTATAATTGTCTGGATGTTTTCGTTTCTACGAGTTCTGCTGAGGGTTGGGGTTTGACTATTACGGAAGCCATGTCTGTTGGATTGCCAATAGTTTGTGGAAACCATACGAGTATTAAAGAAATAACAAGGAATGGAAAAGATGTATTCTCAATTTTTGGGCAACATGAGCATGTTCAGATTCATGACGGTAACGCAATCAGGTATTGTTTGGACTCAAACCAAGTTTCTCATCAATTATGGCTACTTTTTATCGAGTACCTCGAAAAAAAAGAACTTGAGTATCACGATTACGACTATCAGAAAAACAAGTATAACTGGGACAACATAGCGTTGACTTGGACACAAGTTTTAAACAAGCACTTGTAAATTTGAGATTCGGTTGTTATTTTTGAAAATAACAATATCATGGCTACAAAAGATAACTTGATTAAGACTCATTTGATGGAACACAAGGTGATTACATCTTGGGAGGCAATCGAAAATTATGGTGCAACTCGTTTAGCGGCGATTATATTTAATCTCCGAAAAGAAGGCTTTCTAATTGATTCCTATGATTACAAAGACCACGATAGACATGGAAATATTTGCATATATTCGAGGTACATTCTGTTGGCAACACCAGAAAAATACGAACAATTACAAAAACTTCAACTAAAACTATTCTAAAATGGCAAACCTAATCGAATGGAAAGACTATGTGGTTATATACCATCTGGGCAAACATGACAGAGAATCTTTTCGGTCATGGTTAAAAAACAACAACCGAACACAACCTGTCTGTTCTTGGGAAAACGAAAACGCGAATGATTGTGCTTATTTGCAAGACTATCGAGATTTTTTGGCATGGAGAAGATTACAAACCCCTTAAAAAAGAAAGGGTGGAACATTCCGCCCCACCGCTTACTTCAAGCCGAGATACCACAGAGTACCCGTAACAAGTGCTAATTACTTAGCGGTCTTGTACACGAGGTAAGCGATACCAATCAAAGCCAAGGTGTTGTGTACGTTAGTACCACCCAGCCAGTTGGGGCTTTTGATGTCGAAAAATCCAGTCATTTTTTTTTGCGTCAAATTGTTTAGTTTTGACATTACAAATATGGCGAATACGATAATCCAAAAACATAAATTTTCAGATAATCAATTCCAGATTTGTAAACATGTTATTATTTGTTTTTAAATAGTTGAAAATCAATAGATTAGAAAATTATATTTGTCTATAAGTTTAATTAAAGTAAATTATCTTTGCTAAAATCACACTAAAATCCAATGAAAAATATATTTAAAGGCGGTATGTCAGCCGATTTGAGTGCTTTTGATGTTGCTAAAAAATGGAAGATTAGCCCAATCGAGTTCATGCCTATTCTGGAAAAAGGGACGGAACATGAATTGGAACATACAGACGACAAAGACGTTGCCAGAAGAATTGCCCTTGACCACATAGTTGAAAGGTTGGATTATTACGAGCAACTGGATAAGATTGAAATGATGAAAAAGGGTGCAATATTAGAGAAGCCCGAAATTTTCAATGACATTACACTTTATTATGAAAAGAAAGGAAATTGGCTTTTCGCTAAAGGAAATTTCTATGCGTGGCTTTATGATGAGAAGGGTGCTGGTGCTAAATTGCAAAATCAGGAGTATGATTTTATTATGTTTCCACCGATGGGTAAGGGAAATCCATTTAGTGAAAAATATGTACCGCCATTAAGAATGATTTGGGATAAGAGTTATCAAAAGAAGTTTAAAGGTATTAATCACTTATTGGGCATCGTAAAAGGGTTTTATGATGAAGACAAAAATCAAATCATTATTGATATGATGACGACTAATCCAAAATTCAGAAGGCAAGGAATCAATGCTCATATAATTAAAAATTTAAGAGAGGAATTTGGAGTTAGTCAAGATGATGTAATTTTTGATAAACCAACAAAAGAGGGCAAGTTGTTTGAGAGTTCAAAAAAGTACGAAAATGGTGGTTTAATAGCACCGAATGGCGAGCAAAGTAATCTAACTCCAGAACTATATGAGTTGGTTCGAACTAAAGCGTTCAAAAATTGGTTTGGGGATTGGGAAAACGACCCAGAAAATGCCAGCAAGGTTATAGATAAAAATGGCGAACCAAAAATAGTATATCATGGAACGAATAATGATTTTACCATTTTTGATAAAAATAAATTAGGCGAAAAAAACTTTTTCGCGGAATCAGCATCTTTAGGTTTCTTTTTTGCTGGTAATATTAAAACTTCCGAAGCATACATCGGAATGAACTCGATGGATTGGGCAGGAGTTCAATTTGGTGCTTATGATGACATCATCAATAAATACAAACCAGAACTGGATAGTATTAACAAAGATATTCAACAGATATATGAAAAATATCGAAAACAAGAAAAGGACAATATCAAAAAATTACAAGACGAAATAATTGAAAAGATTCGTCAAACGCACAAGGATTTGTCCGAAAATGATTTGAAAGGTATTTTTATCAGAGATATGAATTGGGATGAAATTAACAAATTCGCTCAAGAGGAAAACAACTTGAATGGAAATACTCAAAAATTGAAAGAGTTAAACGATAAAATTAAATCAGAGATAGAAGCAAAGTGGAAAGTTAAAACTAATGCAAATCCAAGAATCATTTCATTGTTCTTGAATATTAGGAATCCATACATAATTGATTATGCTAATAATAAACAAACTGACCTTTCTCAAGATATAAAAACGGCTATAAAAAATACAAATGATGGGGTCATATTCAATAATTTGAAAGATGGAGATGACGTAGACGATATTTTTGTTGTGTTTGATTCAGAGCAAATCAAACTTGCTGATGGAACAAACACAACTTTTGATATAAACAATCCAGACATTCGGTTTGCCAAGGGTGGCGACACAAACAGAAATTTCAATGATAAAGAATTATTGAAAAGATACAATCAAGGAGAAAGCATTGGATTTACTGCAATTGCTCACTTAAAAGCACAAGGATTAATCGAGAGGTCAGATGGTACAAAGAGAAAAAGCATAAACAGTTTTAAGCAAGGTGGACTAATCGCACCTAATGGTGAACTTAGTAATCTTACGCCTGAACAATACAATTTGGTCAGGACTCCAGAATTTAAAGGTTGGTTTGGTTTTTGGGATTTATATCCTTCTGGTAAAGCAAATGACTATTATCAGCCAAATGTAAGAACAATCGCAAGAGAGTTGAAGCAAGAAAAATTCTCTGCCATCCAAGAAGTGGTTGATTTTTTGAGCAAGCAAGTCAATGAAGAAGATGTGTTAATACCCATGCCAAGTAGATATGGTTATGCTACGGACACTCAAAAATTGGTTGAAAAAATATCGGAGAGAACGGGTGCAAAAGTTTTCGATTGTTTGGTAGGGAAAAAAAGGCAGAGTATTTATGAACTGAAGAAAACAAATCAAGATGTATCTGACTTTGAATTCGACTTCCAAATAAATTGTGAAATACCCAAAGCCAGAAATTATTTTATTGTAGATAATGTTATTGGAACTGGTATTACTATGAAAAATGCGTTAATGAATGTTATAGCAAGGGTAGGCAAGAATGTTAGCCCTTTAGTTTATGCCATAGACCTCAATAATATTTCCAAGGTTGTAGATGAAAATGATGAGCCATTGGTAGTTCATCATGGTAGTATTATTGATACCAAATTTGACATATTTGATTACAAAAAAGCCGATTTAGGTTTTCATTTTGGTACGAAAGAACAAGCAAAAAAAAGAGTGGAAAGCAAATCCGTTTTACCACCAAGAAAATCAATAGTCAATTCATTTTTCCTGAACATAAGAGTTTTGTTTGAAATGACTGATGTGGGCGAATGGCAGTACCCACAACGATACATTGATGAGTTGATGTCGGATAATATTATTGAAGAAAAAGTTGCGAAACAAAAAGGGTTTTTATCATTGTATAGGCGAGAAGACAATGCCATCATAAGGGACTACTTAAAGTCAAAATATGGCAGTTTTGTGGGGTTTGTGTACAATAACAAATACGAGGGAAATGGTAAATCATTTATTGCGTTATCTCGAAATGAAATCAAGTTAGCCGATGGTAGTAATAAGACTTTTGATAGTGACAATCCTGATATTCGGTTTGACAAAGGTGGGGAAATACAAAATTTAATAGACCAAGGCGAAATGGAACTTAAAGTATATCCAACCACACCTGAACATGCAAATCTGTATGGGTTTAAATCCAAAAATCCTTTGTACATTCAAAGTATATTTATTTCCGAAAATCAAAGATTAAAAGGTATTGGTAAAAAGGTTTTGAAGTATCTGAATGATTTTGCTATAAAAAATGGACACGATGTTATGTTTGGTCATATTACACAAAAAGCATCTTTTTCAAAAGATGATTCAAGACAATCAAATTTGGATGATGTTGCTATGATTAAAAATTGGCTACAAAGTAACGGATATGAAATATGTGAGGGCAACAATGATTTTTACAAGGTCGTGAACAATCCCGACATTCGGTTTGCCAAAGGTGGTAAAACCATATCACAAACTCCTGCACCAGCATCAGACAGAGTTTCTGGAAGCAAGACAAATCCAAAAGGTAGTGCCAGTGATTCTTCGCTGGCAAGGTCAATAAAATTCAATGATTCTTTGTTAAAAGCGATTGAAAACAAAGTCAAAGCACATAACGAAGAATATCCATCTAAAAAAGTTACAATACCAACGGCAAAAGCAGTGGTACGAAGAGGTATGGGGGCTTATAGCAAATCACATAGACCTTTCATTACTGGTGGAGCGCCAAACTCCAGACAAGCATGGGGGTTGGCAAGGTTAAATAAGTTTTTACTTAAAAAGCGTGGTGTAAAAGTTAAAAGTGCTTATGTACAAGATGATGACTTACTCTAATGACTAAAAAACAAAAACTGGGCGATTGCTACGAAGTTGCTGGAAGGATGGCAATTTTAGGGCTTTCAAAAGCACCGAACGGAGAAAAGTTCTTAGGGAATCCTATGGTAGTCCATGGTGAAGTCGAAGGTCAGGGTAAAATCAAAGGAATACGATATGGGCATGCATGGATTGAAGATGATGTTTATGTTTATGATTTTTCAAATGGTAGAAATTTGATGTTATTAAAAGAAGTTTATTATTATTTAGGAAAAATCATCCAAGACAAGCCAAAACTCTATAAATATACGTTCATACAAGCCAGAGAAAAGATGATTGAAACTGGTGAATACGGTCCTTGGGATTTAATAACGGAATCAGGTCTTTAATTTATATCTTTGTTAAGTATTACATTATGAATCAAGTATCTTTTACAAATACAGACGAAATAGGGACACCAAACAAGCCTTTAGACTCTTTTAAAGAAGGGGGCGAGATTAAACACATTTCGGGTGAAGCAGGTGGTTATTTGGTTGGTAAACGACACTCTGAGGGTGGAATAAAAGCCATCAACAAAAGCACTGGTCAACCCTTGGAAATGGAGGGAGGTGAAGTCGTTATCACTCGTAATGCAGTGAGTGACACACAGAAATACGAATTTGAAGGAGAGATGCTTACAAATCGCGAGATTTTAAGCAAGATTAATGAAGGAGGCGGTGGGGTGGCTTTTGCTGATGGTGGCGAAGTTTGTCATGTCTGTGATGCCGAGTATAATTACAAGGGTAAAAAGATGAAAGATTCAGAAATCTTCCGTGAAATGGCACTTGGTGGAGAGGTTGATGATATTTTAGATGCAGTGGATGATTTGACTTTTGAAGATTTGGATTCAAAATTTGATGACGAAACAGATGCGACTTTAGAAGCAATAAATACTATCGTTAATCAAAATAGTGGGAAAGATTATTGTTTTAAAGGCAAAAAAAATACACCTTATGATGGCAAATATTTCTTTACCAAAGTAATAGATGCAGATATTGATGAGGCATATTTTGAGGAAGTTTTTGTAGAAAACCCAGAATATTTTACAATTAAAAGTAAAGACATAGTAGATAATTTTACTATCTTACCTAAAGGTTTTGAAATTTATGTGAACTGGTTTGAACACATCGCATATAAACAGATAGGCAATTTTCAAAGTTTTACTTATGGTAGCCCAACAGGATTAAACGCGACCTTCGATAACCCAAAAGGTTTATTTAATGTTGATACCAATGAGTGTATTGTAATAACAGAGGAAAACAGGCAATTTTTAACTACAAATAATCCAGAAGTCAGTCCTGAAACTACAAATCAAGAAATTTTGAACTATGTAGAATATTGGAAAACTTTGTTGCCAAGCACTTTTAATGCTTTTGATAAATTCGAGAATCGTTTTAAGGATGCAAAATTTTTCAGAGCCTACGCAGTAATTCATAGACAAAGTATTTCCAGTCCAATACAATTAAAGTATTTCATGGTTTATGGAAAAATGACAGTAAAAGGTAGTGCGTTGGTAAAGATTTACACCTTTAATTTGAGAGATGATGAAAAAAGAGTATGGATGGTTGATACTAATACCCCTTTTGACGATTTCTTAAAAAGGTCTGACAATTTTTCTAATTTATACAATTTAGATATTGTTATTGGATATAAAGATTGCTACAACAATATTAAACTTAGTTATATCCTAAATTCTGAAATACCCATCAAAATTAAAAATTCAGACTTTAGTAATTCACAATCTTTTTTGAGTTATCTAAGTACAGGAGATAATGAATTTGCATATAAATTTGTGAATAAAGGAAGTGAAAAGACTATTGTTATTGATGGGTTAGAAGACCCCAAAATGGACGATTTAATTATCGATTTTAATCAAGTAAATACAGAGCAAGAAAGAAAATACATTGAGAGTAGGATACGAGAATTAGGATTAAAGATAAAATTGTTTCGTGCATCGATGAGTTTAGAAGAGTTTGGTGCAGTTCAAAGAGAGTTAAGAAAGTATGTAACATATCTTCAAGATTCATATTTAAGAGAAAAAAATTCAAATCCCCTTAGTTTTTTTGAACGTATAAAAGATGCTATCAAGGTTGATTTTGGAAATATTGATGCTAAGTATCCACTGACAAAAAATCTTTCTATCAATGGTTTATCCAGTCAACTAACCGAGCAAGAATGGTTGACAGTTCGAAGTGAAGATTTCAAAATTTGGTTTGGAGATTGGGAAACTGCATACTACGACCAAAATTACTCTGGAGTTAGTGTAATCATTGACGATGCAACCAAAGAACCTATGCCCGTTTATCATGGTACAAATGTCAAATTTGTAGACTGGAAAACATACGAAAGTAATAACCTTCATTATTTCGCCAAGAAACGAGAAATGAGCGAATGGTTTGCCAAAGCATGGAAGATGGGTCGTGATGACAAGGCAGGTATAGAGAGTGCCCAAATTAAGCAAGGCAATCCATTTCAAGGAGAGTATTTGTATCGGGTATTTTTAAATATCAAGAACCCGATTGATTTCAGTCCTTTTGGAGTCGATAAAGTAAAATTAGCCGATTTAGTTGCCTACCTAAAAATTAAGTATGGTGTGGGGGATTACGATTTATGGTCTAACAACGATTACTTTAAGAAAGGAACTGTAACCATGGAATCCAAAGTATTTACATGGCAAATTATTCGTTTGTGGCAGAATTTTAATACCTACATAAGAGAATTTACACCTTACGATGGGTTCATTTTTTATGAGTATATTCCAAGTAAAGCGAATTCTGGAAACATTGAAGATGCATCTTTGTCTTTCTGTGCTTTCAGAACCGAGCAAATTAAGTTTCATGATGCCGTATCGTTTTCACCTGAAGTAAGTGATAGTCGATTTGCTTTGGGTGGTAAGGTAATTACTAAAAAGAAGAGAAGAAAAACCAAATAATTATATTTGCATATTAATGAAACCACGACCAAAAAATAAAAGAAGTAAGATGAATTTTATCGGTGACTCTGTAAGTAAAGCGGAGTTCCAGAAAATCGCACAATCTCTTCAGGGAATGGAAGGGGACATTTTTGATAAAGTACAAGAATTTATCAAACAAACCAGTCCTGCAAAAGAATCGTTATTAGAAAAAATTCAATCAAAAATGGAAACTGCTGGTTTTGTACCAGCATTTTTAGATGGTAATTTTAAATCTGAGTATGTAGATTTTCAAGTTGAAATTCTAAATCCAGCATCATCAGGAATCATCATCAGTGCTAAAAACTTAAAATACAATTTGAGTTTTGTAATTGGACTGACTGGAGATATTCAAATGGATAGTAGTAATCAGGACAATCTAACTTTACGCAGTATTGATTGTACGATTGTTTATACGTTCCAGAGTGATAATGAAAATGTTAATGATTCTGAAGTACTTATTAATTTAAATAAATTAGAATTATCAAGAGCAATGAATCAGTTAGAGTCGATTTATGAGAAGATGGCAAAATTGTATAATGATTCTTTGTTAAAAGAAATACAAAAAGAAATCAAAGAAGAGAAAGAGCAAGAAAAACAAAAAGATAAGCCGAAACAAGAAGAGCAAGAAGCAGATGACCAGCGTGATGAAGAGGAAGAAGATGGTAATGACGAAGACGGAGAGGATGGCGAGGACGGGGAAGATGGAGAAGATGGTGATGGTGAAGACGGAGAAGATGGTGAAGACGGAGAAGATGGTGAGGGCGGAGAAGATGGTGAAGACGGGGAAGATGGAGAAGACGGAGAAGATGGTGAAGACGGGGAAGATGGAGAAGACGGAGAAGATGGTGAGGACGGAGAAGATGGTGAAGATGGCGATGGTGAAGATGGTGAAGATGGCGATGGTGAAGATGGAGAAGATGGAGATGGTGATGGCGAAGATGGAGAAGATGGTGATGGCGAAGACGGAGAAGATGGTGAAGACGGAGATGATGGAGATGGTGATGGCGAAGACGGAGAAGATGGTGAAGATGGCGATGGTGAAGATGGAGAAGATGGAGATGGTGATGGCGAAGACGGAGAAGATGGTGATGGCGAAGACGGAGAAGATGGTGATGGCGATGGCGATGGCGAAGATGGAGATGGGGATGGTGATGGTGATGACCTAACCGATGAAGAAATTGACCGACTAATCAAAAGTCTAACTCAAAGCGAAGGTCAAAGTCAAACTGAAGGCGGAGATTTTGAAGACTTTTTGGACAAGGTGAACAAAGGTGAACTTGAAAACGATTTTACTGAAAATTACAACGACCCAAGTTTGACAAGCCCACAGACAGAAACCGATGATGAAGAGAATCAAGAAGATGAAGATGATTCTGGTGATGAAATGCCTAAAGAAATTACTGGTACACTACAAGCCCTTGCCATGTTCAGTAAATTTGATAGTCAAGAAAATTTCTTAGAATCGCTTCAAGGAAGTAAAACAACATTGAATGCATTAATAAATGGATTAACAAACGAAGAGGTCAGAGCGATTAAAACGCTTTTAGGTAAGCCAGAAATGACTAAATTCGACTTAAAATTTCAAGCAAATCAAGATTTTGATATTATAACAACCAATCAGCCATGAGCAGAAAAACAGATTTATTAGACATCATTAACGACCCAGCAGTGTCTGAGGTTATCAAAGATGATGCTCGTCAACAAATTAAAGAATTAGAAATCGCAGAAGCAGGTCAAAACCCAAGCGTTGATGCCGATATTAACTTTGCTATTACGGAATTGAAAAAAGCCTTAGAGCAAAGTAGAACTGGAGGCGAAGTTGACAAATCAGAAGTAGAAGACATTGTTAACCAAGAATTAAAACGATTCAAGGTAGGGATTAAAAACCTCGATACATCTGTAAAAGACTTGATTTCAACTACTCAAACCATTCAAGTGGTAAACTGGCAGGATGTCAAAGTTATGCTTGATGGGAAAGGCAAGCCGAGGAGAATTTTTGATGTTATATTGTCGGACTTTGAAGCAGGTAACAACGTATACCTTTACGGAGGTGCTGGTACTGGTAAAACATTTATCGTAGGAGAAATCGCTGATTCTATCAACTATAAACTCATTACAATCAACTGTAACCAATTTACCAGTCCTTTGGATATTTTGGGTGGTCAAACCATTGAAGGGTATCAAGAAGGTCGACTATCTGAAGCATGGGGTAACTTGTTCATGCCTGAAATCAATCCGAAAAATGGTCAACCATATTCTGGAGCATTGTTGCTTTTGGATGAGTTGCCAAAAATTGACCCAAATACGGCTGGTTTGCTGAATGATGGTTTGTCTAAAGTAAAAGACCCATTAAAAGAAAAAGATGGTAAGATTTTCGGTCCTACCATTACTAATGGTCGCGGTAAAGCAATTAGCAAAAAAAACATCTTTATCGTTGCTACTGGTAATAGTAAATTGAATGAAGCAGACAAAGACTACGAAGCCAACTTCAAGCAGGATTTGTCTTTGCAAGACCGATTTGCAGGTTCGACTTATGAATTGATTATTGACCCAGCATACGAGTTAAAAAACATCATGAGTGGAATTAATGTTCAAGGTCAAGTGGCTGATTTTGTTTTTATTTTTAATTTCCTTTTCAAATTAAGAACTGCCATTCAAGAGAATAACTATTCTTCCAGAGCGTTTGTTTCAACTCGTTCTATGGTGTCTTTTAGAGATACATATATTGCTTTTCGTTTGAATGAAACGATGGGTGAAAAGCAGATTCCAAGACCAAAAACTTTGCAAATCGCGGTGACATCATTTATGGACTTGTTTACCGAAGACCAAAGAGTTGTTTTGTCCCAAGCAGTTGATTTGCCCCAATTTATGACTTTAATTGATGTCAAAAATAAAATGCCCTTGACAGAGTTGACAACAGACATAGATAAACAAGAAGCACAAGCCTTAATTCAAGCGTTTGATTTGAAAAATGCGAATAAGATTCGTTAATGAGCAAGAAGTACATCATAAGTTATGGTCTTGATGCAAATAAATTCATCAAAGAAGGCACTGAAATAGCCCGAAGGGAAGGGGTATTTCAAGCAGGTGATGAAGGACAAGCAAGAAGTGATAGTGATTTAGATGATGTAGGTGCAAACTGGTGGGGTTACAAGCCAAATGATGCAAAAAGTTTTGACGACCAAATGTCTTTGGACAATGTTCTGGTTTCTTTTTTAAACCAAGGTTTACTTACCAGAGCAGATGAACTTTATGACCAACTTTTAAGCACTATTGATTTAGGTGGTGATTTGAAACAACAAAGAATCATTTTCACCAGCCAACCCATAGGAATATTTTCATTTGCTCAAGCCAGTAAAGGATTAATAAGGTCTTTAGAGTTTTATTGCCCATCTGAAAATAGAATTATACCTCCAGATTTAGTTTTTCAAGGTGATTTAGGCGGTAAAAATTACTATTATTTTGAAGGTAAAGAAGCAGAAGAAATTTTGGTTGAAAGAAGACAAGAAGGAACAACTGCAATTTTAGCCAAATGTCCTTATGCCAAGGCACAACTTAATTATGATTCTGGGATGGTGTTGCCATACGACACAGAAGGTAATATCATAAACTTCTATCAAGATTTGAAATTGAGGTATTCATCTACGACCAAAAAAGTTTATCAAATTAGGGAAAAGAAAGGCGGTGGTTATGCACCTTATGTTGATTTGTACACGCCTTTGGGGGCTGACAATCGTTTTGGTACTGAAGCGATGTTGGTTCAAGCACTTCCAATGATTTTATTGGCTCGCGTTCTGGAAAGAGCAGGGGTAAGAACACGGGTGTTTGCTACAAGTTTTATGAAAAGCAGAACAGATAATTTTATGGTTTCGCCTATTTTAGTAAAAGAGTATGGTTCTCCATTGGATTTAAATAAGTTAGCCATTTTTACATCCGATAAACGTCTTTTTAGATTTCATATATTTAATTCGTTATTAGGATGGTTTGTTGAAAATGGTGATTTAAGAACTACGCATTATCAAACATACGGAGTATATAATAACGATATATATGCATTAATGCCTCGTGTGAAAAATTATTACCAATATCAAATGGAAAAAGGTACTATGCCTAAAACAAACATTGATAAAGGGCTTATGATTTTTGGTGGAACTCCAGCCAATCCCAGCGACAAATTAAGTAGTCCAGCAGTTCAGGAAAAAATCATCAATGAATTTTATCGAATTAGTGATTATGTTTCTTTAATGATGAGTAAAAAACCAGATGGGGTTATAAAAAAAATATTTGAGAGAGAAGCAGAACGTAAAATTCCCAAATCCGAAGTAATTCAAACTCTCAGAAATACAATTACCCAAATTTTAGCCCCAGTAAGAAGACCTGCAAATCCAACGGAAGACGATTTGATGCTGACTGACTCGGATAAAGATTTTAAACAACAAGACGAAAAAAGAGCAGAACTCTTGGAATTAATTAACAGATACTCATAGACATGGATTTAACCAGATATATCAATAAACTGAACGGCAAAATAGAAATCGTATTAGGAAAAATATCAGATATTTCAAATCAATATTTGGTGTTGTCATACCGATATTCAGAAAAAAAATCCGCTTCTGGAAAATACTATGATGTTTACGACATGACATCCTCAAACCGCTTTTTTTCAGATTCCGATTTGAAAATTATGGGCAGTAGTGAAATCATCGAAACATTTAAAGGTATCTATCAAGGGGATTTAATAGGAAGCATAGTTCGATATGAGTACGACAAGTATTTGTGTGTGGGAATATGGTTGAATACCTATGCTCAATTAAATATTCCCAGTCCAATTTTCTACAATGTAGAAAACATCATGAACGACATCCGCATGATGTATTTTGGGAAGCAATCGGAAGATGAAATTATTGGTTCTATTCGAAAAAATTGGTATGATTCCAAATACCAAAATGACCTTAAAATACCATTGATTGACATTTCAAAAAAATTTACTGATGACTTTGTAATAATTCAAGAGGCAAAAGACATCGATAAATTCAGAGATTTAATTATTGGTGCTAAGGAGGAAAAGAAGGCTGAAGCCCCAGTTGGTGATTTCAGCAATAATTTTACTTCAGTTAAATTTTCTCGTAATGCCAAAGAAGATTTTTCTCCGAAACCTTATAACTTGTTTCTATGGAAGAGAGAAGCCTATGTATACTATGATTATAAAAATAATTGTGAAACCATAAACGATTCGGATTACCATCTTGTAATGGTTAATGAAGGAGATTATATGAAAGGTGCTTTAAAATTCTCACTTCCTTTAATCACAAAAAAAGAAGAATTGATTTACCAGAATTATGAGTTAGAAGCATCGGCAGAATATAAAACATTGTTTGCTGGATATTTTTTTAAGGCAGGTGATTTCATAAGAGAAGATTTAAAATTTAGTACAAATGAAAAATATGAGTATGGAACTATAATTGAGTTTAAAGCGAAATATGTAATAATTGGTAAATATTATGACGCGGAGAATGATAAATTAGTTTACATGAGCGTAAACATAAATTTGTTCGATAAGGATAAAGTCACTAATAATGCATTTCAAAAACTTATTAAAAAATGGTCTGAATCAGAAATTGATGATTTGGCTAAAAAGAAAAAAGTATTCATTAAAGAGCCTTTGAAATCTTCATATAGTCCAAAAGAATATTTATCGGGTGACATTTCTTTAGCAAGTCCGTTTCAGCAACAAACCATGGCTAAATTGACCAGTGACTTGGATTTAATCAGAGATAAAAATGTTGTTTTGTATGATGCTTTTATAAATGTCATAAATGCAATAAATAAAAAAATTGAGTCAAAAGTTGTCAAACCTAAACAATCAAAACAAACGGATTTGTATGGTATACGTCTACGAAGCAGTACTTCTTTTATGGAATATCAACAAAATATTTTAGACGAAGCCCTTAGTTTAGGAGAGATAGATAACTTCATTTACAACAGAATTAGCAACTCTAAAGATGTGGGCAGGATAGAAACCAAATATTTTACAAATACTGATGATTTGATGAAATATTCTGCTAAAATACTCAATGTATTTACTTCTCTTTTTGTAAAATATTATAAAGACCTACAAAGAGAAACTCGGATGCAATATTTGACAATAACTTTTGACAATTTACCATTATTTAATCAAGAATTAAAATTCTCTTACAGACCTTCAACTAATAGTTTTGTTCTTCTTTTGGATGGTTATAATCAAATTTCTTTTAGTAGTTATTCTGATTTTGAAAAAATAAATTTTTTGAACGAACGCAAAGAAGATTTTTTCCTAAATATTATTCGATTAAGATTAAACGTATCTTATATTCAAAGATTAAAGTTCGAATCAGTATTAGTCTTCAAAGAAACAGATGCATGGAAAAAATCATTACTAATGTTGAATCCATACTTCACGTTTGATAGTGAGTTATTGAAAACAATCAGTTGTTCAGCAATCAGATATGGGTTATCAGGGTTAGAATCTTATAAGTATTCACCATTTTATTGGATAAATGATTTGAAATATAAAAGCATTTGGGACATGCCAGAAGATACACGAAATGCTATTGTTGAAAGAAATCAGTATTTTGATATATGGAGATTAAATGGGGGTGGTAATGAAAATGCATTCAAAGATTTTATCAAAAAATATGACCAAGTGAGTCTGGATGTTTATGAAGGAGCGCCATTACCAAAATTACAAGTAGAAACAACCCCAGTGGAAACAGAAACAGAAGATTTCTTACAAGAATTAGATTCCATGGACTTCTCAGATGAAAGTCTGTTTGTAGATGCTATCTTGGATGAAGTCGACAATTTGGATTTTGATGACCCAGACCTGTTTAATTAATTAAAAAAGAAATATATTAACTTCGCAAAAACTAACACAATGACTACCAAAGAAAAATATGAATTGATTGATAAAACCAAAGTGAGTGCAAAGGTTTTGGAAATCCTTGAAAAGATGGAAAAAGCCAGTAGCAATTTTACTAACGCGGAAGTCAATTCGAGAGTAGACACTGCATTGGATAAAATTATAGAAGGCTTAAAGGTTAGTAAACCAGAGGCTTTGCTTTCAGTTTCTGATGCTAAAAAAGAAGTGAAAAAGGAAAAGAAAGAAGCGGAAGAGAAAAACAAGGGAAAAGACCTTTCTAAGAAAAAAGACACTGACGATAAAACTGGTTTGCCGAAAAAGGACACGGTAGAAGAGCGTAAGGACATCATTAAAAAAGAGTCTGAGAGCGAAAAGGAAGCCAGAGAAAGAGCCAAAAAAGAGTTAGAGAAAGAAAATGAAAAAGCCAAGGATGTAATTGAAAGTCAGATAGAAAAATTGAATCGAATCATTCTGGAAGACCCAGCCTTGAGAGGTTTTAACACAGGAACGTCTGCAACAGGGGGTGGTAAAAGCACGCCTTTAATTGATGCCGAGCGTAAAGCAATTCCTCGTGGAAGAAGAGTGAGTCAAAAAGGACGTAAAAACCAGTATGGGGCTTCAGCAGGTGGTCGTGTGTATTGGGAAAACCGAGAGAATCGTTCAGATAGAAAAAGTCCAGATTATCCAACTGGTAAGCCTTACTTGGAAAAAGGAGGAAATGTGTACGCATCTGATGATTTATATGAGGTGAAAATGGTTCAAGATGGGATAGAGTTAGATTCTAAACTTATTCGTGCCAGAAACAAGGGTGAAGCAAGGATGATTTTTGAAGACATGTATCAAGAAAAATATCAAGATGAATTTGGTGCATTTGACTTAGAAATTGATATAGCGAAAGACAGAATGGCTGATGGTGGCGGTATTCCTTATAAACCTTATGGAAAAACTAAGGGTCGTTTTACTTTGAAGTATGAAGACGATGGCGTGCAACAAAGTGAAATCTGGTCGTCTTTAGAAGAAGCGACAAATAGTGCAAGAAGATATGTAAATCCGAAATTGGGATACACTAATGTGCAAATTTATGATGAAAGTGGCAAAGAGTATTTTTTTGCTGATGGTGGCTCTATGCTTAAAAGTGGCTATGTTGCCTATCCGAGTGGAGATGAAGGCGATGAACTTGGTGTTTTCAACGACAAGGAAAGCATGATAAATTTTGCGTTTGCGAACAAGGATAAATATGGGAAATTGATTTTTGAAGGGATAGAAAATGATGACATTCTTGAGGTTAAAAAGGGTGATAGCAAGGATGTTATTACTTGGGAGTTTTCACGCATAGGAATGGATAGAAAAGAGGCAAATAAAAAAATAAAAATGTGGTTCATTAGTAATTATCCTGCTGATGAAGAAGAGGCAAAGCAAATTGATGAAAGTGTTACTTTTGATGATATATGGTTTGATTTGAAAGACCAGAGAAATATTTATGATAGGTTAAGAAATCATTATGTAGTAAGAGAAGTGTTTGAAAAAATAGCATCAATTTACGGGGTAGAATATGATTTTGTTGAGAAAATGTATAAAAGAGAAAGTTACGCCAAAGGTGGCTACATGGCTGATGGTGGTAAAACTGAGCAGTTGTACAGTTCTATAAAGAGAGATAGATTGAGGGCGTTGGAAGATGAAATTTCAACTTTGAATTTAATGTTGAAAAAATTAGAAAATGAAAACAATGAAGAATCATACCAAGAGTCCCAAAATTTAAGAGAGTATAAGACAATTTTAGAAGTGAAAAAATTGAATCTTGAAGATATTGGATATGATAAAGGTGGAATGATGGCTGATGGTGGTAAAGTGGATAAAAGAATTTTAGAAAAGGTATACGAATATTATGATATTTATAAAGATGGTACTAATCGAGAACATTATTACGACTTTGACAATATAGAAAAAGTAAAAGAACATATTGAGAAAAGAACTGGGATGGAAGTACTTAAAATTAAAGAAATAGAAATAGGTCGAAACTACCCAGACAACATGTCACACCCCTACTATCATGATGATTATGAATTTGAGTTAGTGAAAGGGCAACCTTTGAGAGTTGAAAGAATGTATGGTAGACCAAATTATAGTGGTAATGTTGCTTACACTAATACGATAGAAGTTAAAAACTTGTGGCAAATGGCTGATGGTGGGATGCTTGATGATGAAGGCAACTTAATTGATATTAAAATTGGGGATGAGGTAGTGGAATATAAAAAACGCACTCCTAATGCAACCGAGAAAACACCAATAGGTCCGAAAGGTCGTGTGATAAAAATAATGGACAATTTTGCTAAAGTATCTTTTCCAAATGATTACGAAGAAAATATTTTATTAAGGGATTTAAAAAAAATGTCCAAAGGTGGCATGATGGCTGATGGTGGTTATATAGAAAGCGGTGAAAAACTTTATGAAATTGCCAACAACATGTCTGATAAAGAATTTCAAGAGGCTTATCGCAATTTATCTGAAAAAGAAAAAGATTTATATGACACACTATTGCGGTTAGGTGATGAGGACAAAATTGCTCTTGTAACTGTACTAAACGAATCAAAAAAACCGAAATATGATAAATCGACTTGGGATTTACATAGATATGCGAAAGGTGGTTTGGTCGAGGAAATAAAAATGTTTGATAAATACAATTATCCAATCCCAAAAACCAAAGGAGATAAAGTCAGAGCCATTTTTGAACACTTCAAGAAAAAAGGATATTCCACAGAAGAAATAAACACTGCACTTAGCGAAATTAATTACGCCAAAGGTGGTGAAATGGCTGATGGTGGTGAAACTGAATCCGAACCTTCGGGTATAAACGAATCTGTTTATTTTGAGGTTTATGATGGTAATCGGAATAATGGAATAATCAAATTCCACAAAAGTGGTTCAAGGATTTTTGAAACACTTTTAATTGGAAATGTAAAAGCAGGCAACCGAAAATACATGTCGTATTTTACAAAAAATGATTTAAAATCATCTTTATATAGAGATTTTGATGTGGTAAATGAGGTAGATGAAGATTATGTGCAGGACCGTTTAATATCATACGAAAAAAGTAAGCCTGCTGATATTCTCGTTGTCAAATATCCCTATCCCGAATTAGCGAAAACTGCCGATACCTTGACAATAATTAAAGGTGGAGAACAAGTTTTTGATTATGACTCAATTACAAAAGATTTCAGTCTGGTTTCAATAGGTTTAAGTTACCCTGACCAAATAGAACTGGATGATTTTTTAGAAGATTCTAAAGGTGTTTCTGAAAGCCAATATACACCTGAATTAATTAAAGTGATTGAAGTAATTAAAGAAAATGAAGACATCAACGAAATTGTTGATGGATTGAAAAGTAAAGGTCTTATCAAAAATTACATGATGGCTGAAGGCGGTGAAGTTGATTTCAGTGAGAGAATGGCAAAAATGCGGAGTGCCTATGAAAATTTGCAAATGTCCGTTAAAGGAAAAATTGCAAGTGCCATTGGGATAGATGAAGCAGTTGCAATTATGGACACAGACTATTCAATACACCCATTTAATTTAATATTCGGTGCAGTTCGTGGGGGTTTATTAGAACTTGATGAAATCAATAAGGATTTGGTGAATGAAGCAGTTGATGAAGCAGAAAGAGTAACTGACGATTATAGAGATTCTGGACAAGGTATTGGCGGTAGTGACATGACTTATTTTACCCAAAACGTGTTGAATAGCGCAGGTTACAAAACTGGATTCATCAATAACACCTTAAAACGAGTTGATGCTGATGGTAATGAATTAGTAATTGATAAATACGAAATGAAATTCTGATGAACAAGAATATTAGATTTCTAAGCAAAGACCAAGCGTATCGTTATATGCCAAATACATCTATTGAAAATGATGTGTTAGATAAAGTTCGTTACACCATTGATAATCTCAAGTTTGCTGGTAATTTTTATTCAAGTTCATGGCAAGGTGGTGGAGATGGATATTTGTACGATTTGGATACTTATGACGAATATTTGGTTGGTGGCAGAAAACTGAAAGAAGGAGAAAAAATATATCGGTATTTCACCAGAATGAGTGCCATCAGTGGTTCAACCCCATTTATTAAGATTAACATTGATAAGGGATTGTTGTATTTCTTAAAGCCAGATGATGAAGGATTGGATTTAATTGAATTCGAAACCAAAGGAATCCCTGTTAGATATTTGAATTTGATTGAAAGTGACAATGAATATTTGGCAGAGAGTGGTATTACTGATGATGAGGGTAATTTAATTGACATCAAAGTTGGGGATGAGGTTGTTCAATATAAAAAAAGGTACACTCATGAAGAAAAAGAAGCAGTAGGAGGTAAGGGTCGTGTAATTTTAATAAATGGTGCTATGGCAAAAGTGTCTTATGGCAATGATTATGAACAATGGCTGGGATTAAATGAACTGAAAAAAATGGCAGAGGGTGGTGAATTAAAAAGTTACCTCAGTTCTCGTTCTGACATGTTTGATGAGAACGCTAAAACTATTGATAAAAAAGACATTCTTGAGGTAATTAGTTTGAGCAAAAACTCGGATAAAAAATATTGGGTCAAAGACTTAAATACAAAATATTCCTATTACATCTACAAAGGAAATTTAAGAGCGAATGATGGAACTGGAGGGATATTTAGTACCACTATACTTAATCCAATGTGGTACTACCTCAAAGATGAACATAGATTTAAGGTACAAGAAGAAGCATTATACGATTGGGAAAAAGAAAAAGACCCAAGTATTGTTAAAGTTGGATGGGATGCCATAAAGGAAAAATTTGACAATATTTTTTACATGGAGGAAGATGGCGAAGATGAAATATTTGCCAACGAAGTAAAATTGGAGGAATCAACATACAATTGGGACGGAAGACCAAGCCCATACAAAAAAAGAGTAAGTTTTTCGGATGCCAAATCTATGTTTCTGCAAAGTCTTACTGATGAAGAAAAAGCGATGATTGACCTTGAATACGATTATCAAGATGTTCATGAACTTTTTGGTTTAATGTCTGAAAAAAGATTCATCGTTAAGCGGAAAAAAGATGAATCAAAAGACTTTTTAGATGAATTGGAAAATATGAATTTCGAAGATAGCAGTTTGTATTTGAAAAATGGAGGCAAATTAGCATGGCAAAGCGTAGAGGTTGGTGACAATGCTTTGGTAAAATCAGAAAATAAAATGGGTGTTGTTGTCGTGACCTATGGTCGCAGATTCCATTTGCGTTTTCCAGATGGTAGTGAAAAGACATATTCGGCTGAGGATTTAGAATTTTTACCAAGTGATTCTTACGCGAATGGTGGTAAGATAGACGATTTGGTAGGGCGTACTATCACCATGTACGATATGGGCGTTCCTGAGCCAAAATATTATACTATTTCAAGAGTAGAGATGTCGCCTCCATATTTTTCTCGTAAAACGCTTCGTGTCTACAACAAATACGGAAATTCCGAACTTGTAGATGTCATAGAAGATGAGCAAATTGACAAATTCTTAAATGGTGAACAAGTAGAACTCAGAACAAGTGGGGGAGATTATTATGCAATTAAATTAATGAAAGAAATGAAAAAAGGTGGAACTTTAGAAGGCGGTGTTAAAAAGAACATGATTTTCGATGAAAACGGGGAAAGAAGAACAGACCCAGAAGCGTTGGCTTACATTGAAAACACTGTTGAAATGTTGCCTCAAACCAAATTCGAGCATTCCAATGCCGAAGGCAAATACACGGCAAAAAGGAAAAAATTGCACGAAGAAATCATTTCTCATTTTAGGGAGGATAAACCTTGTGTGAACAAAAGACCAGCCGTAGCAATTTTGACTGGTGGAGCGCCAGCATCTGGTAAAACTACATTCATCAAGAAATATGTGGATTTAGACCCAGATAAAGTGTACCATGTGGATGCAGATGAAGTCCGTGCAATGCTTCCAGAATACAAAGGATGGAATGCAACTCAGACCCATTTGGAAACTGCTGATATTGTTAATCGTTTGATTGACGAAATTGGTAATCCGTGTGAGCATGATTTGATTTACGATGGCACTATGAACAAAGCAACGAAGTATGAAAAAATCGTTGACAAACTTCATAAACTTGGCTACAAAGTGTTCGTGGTTTACATCTCTATTCCAGAGCAGGTCAGCAAAGAGCGTGTGATTTCTCGTTACAAAAAAGCAGGTCGTTATGTACCCATGAAAGTAATCGAAGAGGTTTACGATAATGGTTTGACTGCTTTTGAAAAAGTCGCTCGTGAAATGGCTGATGGCTATGTTCGTATTGATGGCATGACTGGAGAAATCATCGAAAAAGGTGGTATGGAAATGCCTAAAAACATTGAATACGCTGAAGGTGGAGAAGTAGAAAAATCATATTTGAAAAATGCCGATTCGTTGGTTCGTTCAGCAGAAAGGTATGCTCAAGCAACTTACGAAAAACCAGTAAGTAAAGGAAAGGGTATGGCTCGTGCTTCCAAGCAGAATGGACAAATGAAATACACCGAAGTTATCGTATTTTTCCAAGATGGTGAGAAGATTACTTTCGATGAAAGCGAGTTCCCTAAATTTTTTATGAAAGATGGCGGTGAACTTGGTCAAGATTATTACGATGGATTCCAAATGCAGGTGATAACCAAAAAAGGCAATCCAGATAAAGAAGTACAAAAACAAGACACAACATTCAAATACCGTAAAGGTGGAAAATTATAAATCATGGAAAAAGATAAAGTTGAAATAAAGAACTTTCACAAAAACATCATGGGAACACTCTCATTCGATATGAAATTGTCCAAGATGAGAAAGCCACAGGAGTTCATAGTTTATCCTGTATCGTCTGCTGATGCCGATAAACCCATAACCATCCAGAGCGATACGAGAATTGGTGTTATTGATTTGGAAACAGGTAAAGGATTGATGAGTCAGTCGCACACTGGAGGTGCTTATTTTGTGCATTTGAGCGTTGACGAAAAGATTCGATTCAAATTGGATGATACCCAGTTAGAATTGTTCCGTGAAAAGATGCGTAGTACCTCTAAAACTGGAGATAGTGTTATCAAAATTGATAATGAAGGTGCAAGCAAATTTAAAAAAGGTGGTAGCCTTGAAGATTATACCATCGATATGGTGAAAAGCGATTTAAAAGTGATGGAAGAATATGCATCAAAAATCGCATCTTTGTTGGACAAATTAGGCTATGTAGAACCTTGGATTGCAAGCAAGATTTACATCGCTGGTGAAAATATAGAAAACATTAAACATTATCTTGAATACGAAGTTGAAGGCTTCCCTACAAAAAAATAAAATCTGATGAATTACGATAACTATTACAAAAATGGCGGTATGACTAAAGAAGAGTCTATTTCTGCTATCGCTCTTAGAATTGGTGCAAGAAAAGAAGCAGTCGCCAAATTCGTAGAAGAAAACGACATTGATACTAAAAAAATGAACTCTGACTTGAAGTCGGGAAAAGTTTATTTCATGGACATTATCACTGCCATCGTTGGAAAACCGAACAATAAATACCAAAAGGAAATCATCAAAAAATATGGTTCTAAAATGGCTATGGGTGGTAAAACTCAGGGTTATGATGACCGAGAAGATGAGAGAGTAGGCATGGACTATGGTAAAATTGCAGGTAAAGATTTTGTAGGTAGTCATAGTCGTATGGAGCATTCTCGTAGAGATGATGCCAGATTTGAAGAAAGAATGGCAAAGGGTGGAGAACTTACCGATGATGATTTCATAGTTGGTGATTTTTATTCGAACTCTTCTGAAGGTGGCAAATTTAAATTTGTAGGAAAAGATGAATCAGGTCGGTTGCGGTTTGAAGATTCAAAAGGAATTAATAGAATTTTTAGTCCAAAAAGAATGAATAAATATGCTGATGGTGGCATGATGGCAAGAGGTGGATATGTGAGCAAAGGAGAGTTGGTTTGGAAAAAATTAAGGAAAAGTGAAAGGATGAAGTTTTTACACGAAAATTTCACACCACAAATAACACCAAGAAGTCAAGAAACATTAGTGGATAAAGATTATAATTTTCTTCCCAAAAATGTCAAAATTGTTATGGAAAGTAAATACGCGAATGTAGAAGACTATGCTGATGGTGGCATGATGGCAGAGGGAGGTGAAGTGTATTATGTACGCGATTTTTACCCAAACTATGATGAGGACAAAATTGTATCAATTTTGAAGTCTAATGGTCTTAGAAAAGTTCGGAAAGCCAAGTTGTATGGAATGTCAAATCTACCACAAGTAGCAGTTTTTGAGGGTGATAAAAACAAAGCCCAAGAGATTTTGGAAAAAGAATTTCCAGATAACTACATTTCGATTTATGAAAAAGATTGGGGTAGAAAAATGGCTGATGGTGGCGAAACTGAGCGTGATACAAATGGTATGTTGTACGCTCTTCAGGAGCATGTTTCAAGCGGTGAAATCGCCAGTAAGACAAATGCTTCAAAATATTCAGACATCGATGAAATCAGAAGCAAAGCGATTCAGTACTACATGGAAAATGGTGATAAACCATATTCGTATGCAGAATTGGAATCTGTGTTGAAGAAATTTGACCATACCAAATATGCTAAAGGTGGTCGTGTTTACAAAGATTGGACTGGAAGCAATTCAAAAGAAAATTGGGGTCAAGAAAATTTATATCCAAAATATAACAACTCTTTAGATTTAATTGCTGATGTATCGGATTATTATAAAGAACTTTCAAAGGATGTTAGTCAAAATTTTTCTGACGAACAGAAAAACGATATGATTGAAGTTCTAAAAACTGGCAAAAAAACATTTAATGATGGTGCAACATTGAAATTTGCTAATGGTGGTCGCATTCAAGAAGAAGATGATTATTTATTAGGATATGAACCTTATTTTGAAAAAAATGTGCCCATCGCATCTATTGATAGAGAGAATAAAATAGTAAGACCAACATCGGGGTATTTTCCTAAGCATCCAATGTCAAAAAAAGCAATCAACTGGGCAAAAAAACACGGTTATGATTACATCGCTGACGGCAAAAAATATGATGATGGAGGCGAAACCGAGCGTAAAGCAGAGGCACTCAAGACCGCAGTTGAAATTGCAACCATGGCTTACAATAATGGAGTTCGAGCGTCTGACATGTCGTTCGAAGATTTTTCAGATAGAATTTTTGGTTTGTCAAATACCAGTTATCCCATCGTTGATTTGAGATTGGCGTATCAGTCGATGAAGAATGCAAACTACGCTGAAGGTGGATATATTGATGAAGATGGACTTCATGAATTGGCACGATTGGTCATGGATAGTATTGACTATACCGTGAACATCTCTTTAGATGAATTCATCAAAGAAGTTAGCATGACTGGTTATCAAAGAGAACTTTGTATGTATGTCTTAAACATGTTCAATGAATATGAAAATCCAAAACCTCGTCTTGGTGAAGTTGAAGAGTTTCGTCTTGTAAGAGAAGGTATGTTTGAGTATATAAAAAATTATTATCTCAATGAATATCCAACTGATGATTTGGGTGCAGATATAAATCCAAAAGCAGATTTTGATGGTTTGCTTATGGTTTTAAATGAAGGAGATGATGTTTACGAATATCTTGGTGTTACCGATAGTTTGGTGAGAGAAAGGGTTTTTGAAAAATTGGCTAATATCATGGGTGTAGAGTACAATGTAATTTATGATATGTGGTTGTCATCCGATGATAAATTTAAGCAAGGTGGCATAATGGCTAATGGAGGGAAGATTGCCAAGGATGACGTAAAGGATAAAATTTACTTCATGTACCAAAAATTTAAACTTGGAATGGGAGATGTTTTTGCAACAATTTTGCCTGAAAATCCAAATGGAGGAAAAATAAAATATGGTCTTCATATTCGTGACGTAGTTAATAACCCTTCAAGAACTCAAAAATATAATACACAAATTTTTGAATTGGATGCACCTTATTATCCAGACTCAAATGGAGGTATAAGATATGCTCAGAATCATCCTTATGATGTATATAAATTCAAAGCGATAGGTATGGGTAATCACCTTTTGGTTGTGGAATTACCAAGCAAAGGTCGCAGAGGATTGAGCGATTTAATTTATGATATTCTCTATAAACAAAAGAATTATGATATTAATAATATCAATAATCAAGATAAAAATATTTTGCCGAAAGACTATCCTAATTTTTTCTTGAATGACTTATTTGTTTTCAAGGGAGATATGTTCAATTTGATGCGATTAATGGATAGAATAGAATCGGAATTTAAGTATAAAGGAAATAAATTGTATAAAGATAAAACCCCTTATAAAATGACGATTATCTGGAACATTCCAGAATTAAGGGATTATAATAACAAAATAACAACTCCTGCCACATACATACCAATAGTAGAAATCGAAAATGAATTAGAAGGCAATTCAAAAAAATTCGAAGTTGGTGGTGCTATCGAAAACCAATACGAAGGTAGAACCCCCGAAGACATTTGGGATAGCCTTGACCGTGACCAGAGATACCACTTCATTGACGACCATGCACTTCAAATAGAAATGTTGCAAGATAAAAATTATGATTTTAATTCGGACAAATTTCCAGAGTCAATAAGCAATGATTTAGTCAAGAAATCCATGCGCTCTGACTGGAAAGACTTGGATGAAACGATACAAAATAGATTTGCAAATCATGTTAGAACGGGTGAATACGCCAAGGGTGGTGAAATTCGTTCTCAAAAAGAATTTAATAATCTTGTAGAGGAAAAACGAAGGCTTGTAAAAAATCTTTCTCCAAAAGAAGTTGCAGAAATGTGGAATCGAAATACTATTGGTAGCCCAAATAGAATGACCGAAGAAGAGGCTAAAATGTCCAAGGCAAAAATTTATTTGTCAGATTTATTAGTCGAAAAAGAATTAACAGAAGCAGAATATAATCAATATTTTGCAAAAGGTGGCATGATGGCTGATGGTGGTGCTATCGAAAACCAATATGAAGGTAGAACTGCTAAGGACATTTGGGAATCTTGGAATCATGAGCAAAAAATTCATTTTTTTATAGACCATAAAGAACATACATACTATAACATGGGGGGTAAAGAATTTGTCGTATCTAAAAATGATAGAGAAAAGTATGTAGGTATGAGTTATGATGATTTACCAAAAACTGTAAGACTTATGATTTCCGACCATGTTGAAGAAGGTCAATACGCAAATGGTGGTGAAATTGGTTCTATGATAACCTATAAAGGCAGAAAAACAAAAATTTTAGATGCTTACAAGGATAAAGCATTTGGTGATAGGATGGTTTACAAGGTAAATACACCTTTGTATGAAAATATAAAAAATTCTCCCATGACTAAAACTATAATTACGCAAGATGAAAATGGTGAATATAGAAAAATAGAAAGAAGTGATTATGTTGATAAAATGGCTAAAGGTGGTGAAATATCTGAACAAAATAAAATTAACAAAAAGGTTCTTGCATTAGTTCAGAAAGCAAATATTGATTCAAAATTAGAATTCGGTCAACTTGTTGTGTCTGCTCTCACTGATGCTAATGCTCATTCTGAAGTTAGGAAGTTCATTTCTATCATTGAGAAAAAACCAGAATGGGCAGAAAAGCCAAAAGAGATTGACATGAAATTGCCTCGTGAAGAATATGAAAAACAAAGGGCAAAAACAGTTTATAGTTCTAAATATTATGATGCAAATGAAGAAATAAATGATTTGGGAATAAAAATCGCCAACATGTTTGGATGGGATTTCGAAGGCATTTTGGATTCATTAATTTTTGCTTCAAAAATGTCAGGTCGTAATGATGTTGCAGAAGTTTTAGAAAAACTGAACACTGATGATGATAAACAAGATGCAACAAAAAACAAATGGGATTACACCGATGTGGATGACATTGAATATGTTGTTGTTAAAGACAAAAGCGGAAAAGAACTCAGGTTTGCTGGAAAGCACGTTTTAAGTGGTGTTCATGACCTTCTGGAAAAAGGCGGTAAACTATCTGAAAAAGGTAAATACTATTCAAAAGACAATGTAGTGTCAGTAGTAGTTGGAGGCAAAAACATCATCGATAAAAACACTGTTTCTGGTGTTTGGATTATGAAAGATGCAAAACCCATCGCGGATGATGTTGCCGACATGAAAATTGGAAAAACTACCATTAGAAAAGGTTTTAATGGATGGGTTGGTAAAACCATGGTTGACAACTTCAAAGGTTTTGATTGGGATATAACCACAATTAAAACCTCAAGGGGCGATTTGGTGACTACTGCTCAAGGTGGTAAATCCCAAGATAATAATGGATATAAGTCATTCTCTTTTATGTTGTTCCAAGACCCTAACATTCGTTTGAAAGTTTCCCGTCCAGCCCGTGTGACTGATAAAGTTGTGTCTGCACAACATGAAGAGGCTTTGAAAGAATTCAAAGAAAGACAGGAAGAAATTGCCGAAATGGTAGACCAGATTCAAGCCAAGAAAAAAATGGCTGATGGCGGTGCAATCGGATTTGATGCATTGGCAAAAAAGGTTGCCAAAAACTATGAGGGCGATAAAGTAAAGAAGCAATACCAAGATGAGTATGGTAAAACATACGACAAGAAAGAAGCCGAAGAAGTTGGTAAAAAAGTAGCCGCGAAAGTGTATCGTCAGCAAAAAGCAAAAGGCAAAATGGCAAAAGGTGGTGAAACATCCAATTACCGAACTAATAGTAAATTAGCAAGAATTTCCGCAAAAGCCAAAGAGATTCGTAAGGCAAACGAACCATGGAGAGATGCTTTCAAAAGAGCGAAAGCAATGATTGGCTAAAAAAAAATAAGTAAATTGCAAACTCAAAAATAGACAACATGAAAAAAATTCAAGATGTATTGGACGAAGTGGACTTGGACTTGGAAGCACTTCCAGCCCCCACACAAAAACGGGTTCAGACCTACGCACTTTTAGAGAAGCAGTTGATTTCTGCTAAACTCGAATTAGAAGCATTGGAAGAACCAGACGTTGAAAAACATGAGCAGTATGAAGATTCTGTAAATTATTTCAATGATTACGAAGAAGATGTAATTCAATCAATTCGGGCTTATGCAGTGCGTTTAGAACAAGAATTGCAAGCAAAAGCAATGAAGGAAAGACGCGATGCTGAATTGAAAGAAAAACAAAATCAAGAAAAAATCAGAGCCAGAAGAGAACAAGAGGAAAAAGAAAGAAACGCACAGAACAAAGCCAAGGCTGAAGCAGAGGAAAGAGCAAGAAAATCAAAGGCTCAAATGGAATCGGCTCAAGCCAAAGCAGACGAAGAAGCAAGAAAAGCCAAAGAGGAAGCGGAAGAAAATGCCAGAAAAGAAGCAGAAGAACAAGAAAAATTAAATCAACCGAAGAAAAAATCGGGTGGATTAGGTTGGCTTCTCGCTGGACTCGGCATTGTAGCCGCGGTTGTAACCTTGGGAGCGACTAAAGACAAGTAAACTATGAAGGTGCAGGAACAGAAATTTTTGATAGACCCACAACCAGTGAGATTATTGGATGTTTTTGTTGTTGCACCTTTTTTATTTTACACTGCTTACAAATTTGACTTACCAAAGCCCGTTAAAATGGGTCTTTATGTATTGTCAGTATCAACACTGGTGTATAATGGATACAATTATTTGAAGAACTCATGAGTTACAAAATAACCCCATATACACTTGCTCAAGCAGACAAACTTGGAGTTGTAGTAAAGCCATCAAAGGTTAACGGCAAAAAAATAGATGTTTTTAAAAATGTAAAAGGTCAAATGGTCAAAGTAGCAAGTGTTGGTGCTTTGGGATATAATGACTATCCTACTTTTATGGAACTGGAAAAAAAGGGAAAATTCCCAACTGGTACTGCTGAAAAAAGAAGGAGAGCATATAAAAATAGACATCAAAAAGATAGAACCATTCGTGGTAGCAATGGATGGTACGCTGATAAACTTTTATGGTAAATACTATGAATATAACAAGACAAAACATCGAAAAAGCAATGAAGGCAAAAGGTTTTGCCTACTTTGAAAACGGAGAATTTAATGTTAACATTATAGGTATCCGAAATGGCTCAACTGGAAAAAGAGTAACCAATCAATTTGATGATTGGATGACGCTTTCTTATAAAGTAAATGGTGAATGGAAATTTGCTATTTGGAATTGTACCGTCGATAACGGAGATGGCTCTGCAAGACTTGTAGAAGGTCAATATAGAGGTAGTTTCACTATTGGTAAACATCAGGGTAAATATGATGCTTTAAAGCAATGTAAACCATTGAAAGTATATCGTGACTGGAACTTAAAAGATGGTACTTACGATGAGAGTAAGATTTACAACGATGTCGCTGGATTAAACATTCACAAGGCAGGTGCGGATAGCATAAATGTAAATAACTGGTCAGAAGGGTGTCAAGTATTCAAAAGAGAAAAAGAATTTTTGGCATTTATGGAAATCATTTTCAAAGCGGAAAAAATCCATGGGAAATTTTTTACCTATACTTTGATTAACTCGAACGATTTAGACCAAACTTCTAAATTAGATTAATATGGCAACTGTTAAAAAACCAACGGCACTACCAGTTTCGTTTGAACAATTCAAAAAGAACCCCGTAGCCGCGGTTGCATTTTGCATGTTAGCCGCGGTGAGTTATTTGTATTTAGACTTAAAATCTGGATATAAAGACCAAATAGAAAACCTTAACAAAAAATTAGATTTGTACGATGCAAAAGTTGACAAAATGAACTACGCTCTTAAAAGGAGTGATTCAACTCTCGCTTCTGCAATTACTGAATTACGAATCATAACCACAGTGAAAAAATTATGAAAAAAGAACTTATTATTTTAATGTTGGCAATTATCGCATTAGATAATATCATGCCACTCCAAGCGATACAACAAAAGCCAATAGACGATGTAGAAGCGATGCTAAAAAACATTGAAAACAATTTGAAAATGGCATCACAAGTTACTTCAGTTGCAAAATCTGCTGGTGAAAAATTAGTAACTGCTAAAGTTCAAGAAAAAGCAGATTTAAAACAGGCAGTTGAAGATGCAAAAGCAGAGGTTTCTAATTTGAAAAAGCAAAACGATGTATTTGCTAATAAAATGTTAGAAGCAGGAATTGATACTTCGCAAAAAGTAGACAATTTTCAGTTTTACGGTCCTTTGTGGGACGAGTACCAATTGTACATCAAGGATGGCGGAACATCCGATTTTGAATATTATAGACTTTATAAAAAATAAAATATGAATTTAGACTCTTTTTCAAGAAATAGTCGCTCATTGGTAGCGTTTTTCATCATCATTTGTGGATTTGGAATTCTATTCTCAATCATTTTTTGGGACTTTCCATCAGACCAAAAAGACATTTATTACTCAATTGCAGGCGTAGTCGGTACTTTACTTGGATTAGTAGTTTCGTATTATTTTGGAGCAAGTAAAACAGAAACAAATCATGAATCAAATAATTCAAATACTAATAAATAAGATACGACCTTTGTGTAATCCATCTAATTTGAAAAAATTTATTAATTTTGTTTTAAGTAAAAAAAAGAATCATGAATAACAAAATGAATTTCGGAACTGCAATCATTGGTTTAGCAATCACTTTGGGCACTATCTATGTAGTTGCTTACGTTGCTGGCAAAGGATGGGAAAAAGGAAGTAAATAATGAAGAAAGTTTTTGAGGAAATATTGAATGCCTCAAAAGGGGAATATGGTGCTGGTGTTTTGTACGCTGGTGCGGTAGGACTTATACTTTCGGATATAATTCCGACACCTGCGAATGCTATTTACTATTACACCGAAAAAAGACTTCGCGAGAAATGGAAAAATGGCGAAATAACTCCAGAAAAGTATTGGAAGAAAACTGCAATGGCACATTATCTTTATAGTCCAATGTGGTGGATTTTGGTACTTGCAGTCATTTACAATGTCGAAGGAGATTTGGTTAAAAAAGCCAAAATAGGTTTAGCAGTGACTGGTGCTGGTGCATTAGTTGGAATAATTTATAAAACACGTTCTCAGGACATTAATCAAATAAGGGAAGAGGTTTTAGCAACTCAAGAGCCAAAAGTAGAGTTTGCTGGAACTGAAAAGCCAAATTTAAAAGACCACATGAAATCGGGTCAATATAGACAAGTGATTAGAAGGGGTCAACACATAAAATTCGTATAGTATGGAAAACACACAAAATACAGGAGCGCCATCCACACCAAATTTATCGGCATCCGTAAATGCTACAAAATTATCAAACTCAGCGACTGTTGGAGATGCACTTGAATCTCCCCCGAACATGGAAAGCGGAGAATCTGCATCTACCCAATCAAGTTCAAATGGTATTGATTTGGCTCAATGGATAACAATAGGACTTGTAGCCTTGACAGTTGTTTCTTTAATTACTCAGATAGTGGTGAATAGAAGAACTTTAGTCAAATTAAATGAAGAGGATAAGCAACTGAGAGAGGACGTGACCGAGTTAAAGTTAGAATTTAAAAACTTTAAAGAAAGTCAAACACCAACTCGCCGCGCCGCCTAATTAAAAACAAATGGAAAAGTGGTTAGATAATGTCACCTACGGGAATCCAGTAGACAAACTATTGCCTTTTATGAGAGCAGGGGTTTATGACTTCCTGTTGCCAGAATTGAAGCAATATCCTTTTCCAAGCAATTCTTGTGAAATGACACAAGACGAACTACGCATGCTTATTGAGTTACAAAACTCTGAAGAGCAAAAAAATACAACGATTACCAGTAGATATTTGGACTATGACAATGACATCGCAACCATATTCAAGTCATTTTGTAAAAAAAGATTAAACCAAGACTATGATGAAGAAATTGATGAGTTGATACAAGATTTAGCGGTGTTAATTACCAAGTTAAAATTTGCTTATCAGCGACCAAGACCTTTTCAAATAGCACAATATTATAAAGCAAGATTATTCCCAGTATTATCACTGGTTGCAATATCTCCTTCCTATCCCAGTGGTCACACCATTGAGGCAAAAGTAATGGCAGAACTTATAGGAAGTAGACATCCAGACCAGTACGAGTTTTTATCTCGATTAGCAGACGACATCGCCCAAAGTAGATTGTTTTTAGGACTCCATTTCCCAAGTGATAATGACTTTGGATTAATGGTAGCAAAAGCAGTTTATACATCCAAACAATTTACAACGAAATATGGACTATGAATTCAATCTAATACCAATAGGTAAGCCCAGAATGACGCAACGGGATAAGTGGTTAAATCCACCACGTCCCGAAATATTAAAATATCGTCTTTCTCGACACGCGATTCAGGATTATGCAATGATGGAAGGTTTCGTTTTAGGCGAAATTTTAGAAGGTACTTTTATATTGCCTATGCCCAAATCATGGAGCAAAAAGAAACAAAAATTAATGGATGGTAAACCGCATTTAAATAAACCAGATTTGGATAATATTATTAAATTCGTACAAGATTCATTAAAACCAGAAGGCGACCAAATGATTCACACCATAGTGGCAAACAAAATATGGGGTGAAGAAGGTAAAATCATACTTAGACAACATGAAAAAACAACAACAGACTCATCGACAAATACAGGCTCTATTTAGTGTTTTATCGGATTCACTCAATGACATAGGTGTAATTCAAACCATAAACATTATTAATAAAGGCAGAAAATCAACTCTTATGCAAAGCGATATTCATTTGACTGCTCAGGCGGTTTCTGAATGTTTTGCTATTCCAATAACAGTCCTATTTGGTAAAAGTAGAAAGTATCCCAGAAAATATGCTTTTGCAATTTGGGTTTACATTTGCTATTCGGATTGTAATTATAGTTTAAAAGACTTGAGTGACTATTTACATTGTAGTATGTCAACAATTTCAAAAGCAAAGATTTTCATGGAAAACTATCCTGAAGACTCGGCATTTAATCAAAAAATACACGAAAAACTGGCTCAAACCAGAGAACGACTTAAACAAATCACCACAACTAACACCTTATAAATATTTCACAAATGGCAGACAATAATCCACCAGTAGGATTCGGAATTGAATCTCAAAACAACGAATCTTTCTCTCCTTTAATGGAGAGCGTTAACCAAAAATCATACACTCGTCCGAACGTAGAGGTTTCGGATGCAACTCCTATTGAAGAACCTGTAATTGTTCCACCATCATTTGAGCAATTAGAAAGTGGTTTTCAAGCGAGTATGAATGAAAATGAAGTACCTGCTGACGATAGGAAAGTTTGGGGAGGAGATTCTGAACCATCGAGTGCAAATCCTTATGTAGAAAATTTGGATAAGAAAGACCAAAGAGTTGCAAGTTCAGCCATGGCTGATGCATTTATTGATGGTTATAGTCAACTAATGTCTTTTGCAAATAAAATGATTCAGTTCAATATTTCAAAAGTTCAAAAAATGATTAGGGATGGTGAAATCGACCCTAATTTATTAATACCCGTTTCTGGAACTCCAATGACCATATTGGAGTACATGCAGGAATTTAACAACCAGACAAAAGATGTAATTACGGTTACTGACGAGTTTAAGGATAAAGTAAGACCTGTGATGATTCGCGTGTTCATGAAGCGTAATATCGGCATGACTGACGAACAATTGCTTGGTTACTATTTTATAGTTGATATTGTTACGAAGGCGAGCATAGTATTTAGTATCAAGAGCCAGAATGCAGAGTTAATAAGGAGCATGAAGGAAATGAGTGCAGGTTATACCCAACCTCCTCAAGCGGTCAATACTCAAATAGAAAATCCAGCACCTGCTTCACAAACCCAAGAAAGAGTTTATGAAGAACCCAAGAAAGAACCTGAGCCCGTAGTGAATACACCCAAAAGGGAGTTTGTTGAACCAGAAGAAATTAAAATGACGGAGGAATTCCAAGATGCAACTGTTGTAAATTCAGTAGTGAGCGAAGAACCAATAGTTCGTTCAAAAGCATCAGCAAAAATGCCAAAATTTGGAAACGCATCTATTTTAAATCAAATGGAAGAAATTGCATCTAAAACCAATAATACTAAATCAACCCGTGGACGTAAGCGTAAAACATCATGAGAGAACCATTATTAGGTGTTGCCGTAGGGCGAAAAGGAGTTGGAAAATCATTTACAACCAATAAATTAATCGAGCAATACGTTGTTGGTAATTTGGCTTCTGGCATATTGCCAAGAAAAGCCTTGATTCTTGATGTAAACGATGAATACGAACACATCAAGGGAATTGCAGTAAAAGATTTGATTCGATTTTCTGTTCATCCCCATGTAGAAGCAAGAAGAATAAGACCTTTTCATCCAGATGGTAAGAAAATGCGATTGGATGATTTGGCTTCAACATTGAATCTTGTTCTTGAAACTTTTACTGGTGGATTATTACTTATCGAAGATATTAATCGATTTGTTTCAGATATGATGCCACAAGATTTAATGGGGGCGATTGCTACGAATCGCCACAGGGATTTGGACATCATACTGCATTACCAAGGTATTGGGCGTATAGGACCGAAAGTATGGCAGAATATTAACTGGCTTCGTTTTCATAAAATTACCGAAAGTGCCCAAAGACACCAACGTAAATATGAAGATAAATACGAACTAATTAGGATTACTGAATTAATGGTTAATAAAGAATTTTTTCAAGGGAATGATAGATTCTATCAGTATGTTGATTGTGAGAACATGCGTTTAATGGGGCATGTAGATTTGGACAAGTTTGAGGAGGCGTGTAAGCAATATTTAGAAGAAAATTATCGCAAAACAATTACTCCATTATTACAAATTCGTTCAGAAGGTAATAAAAAGAAGTGGACACACGAATCTGCTATGAAGCATGAATTGGAAAGATTGAAAAAAATGTATTTAAAGTAAATACATCACAAAGCCAGTAAATACCATTACTGCACTAAGTAATTTCAAGTAAATTACTAATTTCCATTTTCATTTAAAAATTTAGGTGTAATTAATTAACTATTAATGCAAGGTATTTTTGAATCACTTGCAAATCTGTATTTGTAAGGAACAGAAAAACACACCAAAAAAATGGAACAACTAACTCCTATCGTTAAACAAATTGGAATTTTTGTAGTCGCTTTTTTGATTGCCAATCAAATTCAAAAGGCAATCGACAAAGCCAGAACTTCAGCACCAGAAATTAAACCTTAAACCTTAAAAAACTTAAAAACTTAATACTATGAGTATTCGTAAATATCTAATGGATGCACAAGCGAACGCAAACGAAGGCTTCCTTGGTGCTGATGGCTTCTTTGACGATGGATACAATTTCACCGCCAATGATGATTTCATGGGAGCAGATGGCGACACTATGCCCGCCGCTGCGCCTACCTCTCAACCTTACATCATCCAAGTGGCTAACACTGGCTCTGCCGTAAGTTCTTTCCAAATCTTGAACTCGTTCACGTTCATCAACAATGCTGGTTTCTCTAACGGAAGTTTGTCAATTGGTGACGTAACTATTTCAAGTGCTATTCCAAACGTAACTTACCAACAGATGTTGTATCAGTTCATGAACAACCCTTATAGCGTAGGTTTGACGTACATCCAATCGGCTTCTCAGAACCAGTTATTGCAAACCATCAGCGTTTCTACGCAAGATGCGAATGGTAACTTGGCTCAAAAGCCGTTAGTGCCGACTATCGACCCATACCAGTTGCAGACTACCGTGTTAGCGATGCGTTATGGATACAAAATCGACGGTTTCACTGGTTTGATTCTTAATCAAATCTTGGCATCTACCACCGTAACCATCTACTTGTACCCAAGTGATAACATCAACTTGGCTCGTGGATTGGCAGGTCGTCCTGTTTCTCGTGAATACGGAAGCCCAGGAATCGTGCGTAGTCAACCCGTTAAGTTGGTAGGTTAATCCAATCCAATCAAACACGAAAAAGGGCGAGGCGAGTTTCGTCTTGCCCTTTTTTTATTAAAACAAAAAATTAATGAACATCTACGAATATATCGCACGCTCCAATCCTCAAGGGGCACGAATGGTAATTCAGCAATTCGGTTACAGAATTACTGACAATAAAAAAATGGGCGATAACCTTCGTATGTTGGTCGCACAGGAAGGTGAACCAGCATTAAGAGAAATTGCCAAATTACATCCAGATAGGGATTTGATTCTTGAAGTTTTTAACGAACCTAAAGAAGAAAAACCATGTACTTGCAAGGATAAAAAGAAGGAAGAAAATTTCTATGGTGCTGATGCAACACTTTCAAGTGCAGTTTTAGCGAACAACCAACAACAAAATCAAGCATCAGATAGTACAAAACTCGCGATGCAAACAAATTCAATGCTATTTTTAGCAACAACTTTAATTGTAGTAGCATTAATCGTAAACAAAAAATAATGGCACAAATACAATCCTCAAGTTTATACGCCATCACTGCGAAGACCATTGACACTCGTCCTAATGAAGTAATCGCTTTGATTCGTAAAAATGGTGTTATGATTCCCGATGGGGCTTCGTCACAGACCATTGACAAAGCATTTGCAACTTTAATCACTAAAAGCAAACCATTTCAACAACAATTTGCTCAATTGGCAACTAAAACCGTAATTGAAGGAAACGCAACAATTTCTTTTGATGGTTCAGTTGGTCAAGATGGGGCATTTAAAAAATCAAATTTGATGTTTGATGGCTCAGTTGGTAAAGATGGGGCATTTAGAAATTCAAACCTCATGTTTGATGGTTCAGTTGGTCAAGATGGAGCATTTAAAAATTCAAGTTTGATGTTCGATGGTTCAGTTGCCAGAGATGGTGCATTTAAGAATTCAAATTTGTCATTTGATTCTTCGGTGGCTCAAGATGGTGCTTTCGATAATTCTAACTTGTCATTTCACGGTTCTTTGGCAAAAGATGGTGCGATGCCCATGAGTAATTTCAAGGACGTTTCAAACGAAGTAAACTTTGAAGGTTCATTCCCTATGAGTAGGTTTGATGACGTTTCAACTGAAGTTAATTTCTCTGGTGCAGGTATTGGAACTACAAGTTCTGCTCCAAAAGCACCAGCACCAATTACCTCTCCTTCAAAAAGTACTCCAACTTCAAGTGGTTCATCAAAAAAATCTGGTGCTGGATTCGGTTCATATTTTACCCCAGAGTTTGTTCAAAGTCTTTTAACAACAGGACTTGGAGTTTGGGCTTATAGCAAGACTGGTCAGACACCACAACAAGTTCAAAACAACTTGGAAGAAGGTAGAAATGACCCTGCATATAACCAGAACAATCCCCCACCAGCAAAGGGTTTAAGCACTACTGGTGTAGTTTTAATTTCTTTGGGAGTTATTACTGCAATTGGTGTTGCCGTTTACTTCATGCGTAAAAAATAAACCATGGAGAACCAGTTTCAAGAAGCCTTGGACAACATAAAGAAATTGAGCAATCAAGATGCTCACGATACTTTTGTTGAAAAATTTCGCACTTCGATTAAAGGAAGTGCGGTAGGCTTAGTTACTGGCTTACTTTATGGATGGTATTCCAAAAGGAATTTATATGTTACTGGTATTCTGGGTGCAATAGCAGGTGGAGCAATCAATTATTTCGTATTTCAAAGAGATTAAGATGAAAGTAGTAGCATTAAAAGATTTAAACTTAGGTGGTATTGGAATCGTTGCAGTAACCAAAAAAAAGGGTGATGTATTTGAATTGTCAGATACACAACCCGTTGGTGGTAAAATACTATTTTACGATGAGTTCGGTACTGGTAAAAAACTTCCTTTAGTTTTAGGTACAGACATTAGTATCGTTGAAGAAAATAAAGATTCTGTTATGGATGAAGACTCGAAGCGTAAGAAACAGGGCAAATTAATTTTTTTAGGGGGTGCTTTATTATTAACCTATCTCGTATATAAAATCATAAAATCAAAATGAAAATCTCAGCAGAATTTTGGATGGCAGGTATAGTTTTTTTGGTTGTGGGTTTAAAACTCGCAAACCATGAAGACAAAAAGCAGACGATTGTGGCTCAGAAAATGGGCGATGACTTGGATTTTATGGGTCGTGATGACTATTTTGCTGACATGGCAGGAGGGATAAACGTATTTAAGAAAGGCTCTAATATTACAAATGAAGATTTTGTTATTGGCAGAAATACACCACCACCCTCAATTACTTTACCACGAAAAGTTAGAATTACAAATAGAACTGAAGCCATTTAATCGATACAAAAATGACAAAAACTCAAAAAGCACTGGCAACAATTTTTTTAGTTAGTGGCATTTTGTACTTTATGTTCAAAACGCCAAAAGATGACAAATAATGGAAAAAAACACTAAAACCATATTAATAGTGGGTGGGGCGGTAGCCGTTCTCTATTTGCTATTACGCAACAGGAAAGATACCACTCTCATTATTGAAAAACAGGGAGAAACTGTGTTTGTGCCGACACCATCTGTGTCTACACAACCTGCAAGCACTTCTGTGACTACTTCTGGTAGTACTACTGGTTCTGGTACTGGTGCTTCTGTTAGTCAGAATTCTGGTGGATTAACAACAGATAATTTAATAAAAAATACAACAACCAATACTGGTGCTGGTGCTTCTACTGGTGTTTCAGTTGGTGCTGGAAAACAAGACCAATCGAGTGCAAGCATTCCATCTGGTGGAATCACTGGTGTAGATACGCCTACTGGTGGAGGTCAAGTTCAAGACTATGCTCGTCCTATGACTGGAACTGCTGGTGGAAATGTAGTTGTTGCATTTGATGGGTTTATGTACTCATCCAATGGAAAAAAATTAACCTTGAATGATTTAATAAGAAACTGATGGAAAAGAAATATATCATAGGTGCTGGTCTTGTAGCATTAGGCTTGTTCGCGTATAGCAGATACGCTAAGAAAGACGAATCTGGGCAACAAGAAGAACAAGGTGGTGGCGGTGGCGGTATTGGTGGTGGCGGTTTTGGAGGTGCTTTTGTAAATCCAATTACAAATCAACCAACAACACCTTCAGCCCCTTCAACTCCTGCAAAAGTTGGTATTACTCCAGTGACGATTAAAAATCCAACGATTCTGAAGAATTTAGGTGCTGGTACACCAACCGCGGCTACGACATCATCAACTGGTGCTGGGGCACAATCTGGCGTTACGATGCCAACTGGTGGTATTAAACCAGTTGTTAGAACTGGAAGTTCAAGTACATCTTCTTCTGGTATTGGAAATACGGGTGTTGGTGTAACTAACACTGGTAATATTTCAGGCGTAGGTTCAACCATGACTGGAACTGCTGGTGGAACTGTATTTAAACCTTTCGATGGATGCGAGCCAAACAGAAGAAGAACTCTCTTTCTTAGTGACCTTGTAAGGTCTTGGAATAGACCATAAAAAATAACAATATGCCATACAAAGTAAAAATTCGTAATAAGGATATTTTTGATGAAACCTTTACAACAGAAACATCCGCAAAGCAAGCGAAATATTTCGCGATAATTGGTGCAAAAAACAATAGAGGTGCTTTTCGTGTCATGGATGCAAAAATTGTAAAAGTGGCTAAAGCCAAAAAGAAATAATCAACTTAAATTTTCAAATATATGTTAAGCGCAAACGCAATGTACAAGCAATCGGGTTCAACCTTATCATTTAAGGACTGGCTTGAAAGAGAAAAAAACAAAGGACAATTCATACCTAACATTCAAGCACAAATGGAATTTGAAAACGCTGATGGGTCACAAACTGCCCAAGAAGATATTAAGGGTGCTGGTCAATTAGAAATTGGCAGTATCATTGGTAAAAACCTTTTAATAACTCTTGCTATTGTTGCTGGAGGTGTTCTAATTTATCGATATTACAAGAATAAATGACGCTGACTAAAAAGCAAATAACGAATGGTTTTATTGCGTTGGGTGTAATCATGTTGATTTACGCTAACAGAGGTTCTTTGCATCCAAACAAAAAGCCTTTAAACGCAAAAGAAGATTCTGACGATGCTATTGATAGAGCCATTAGTAAATTAAAGTCGGGTGGTGTTGCCGTAAAATCAACTCCAGAAGAGGTAAAAGAGAGCGTATGAAGTACAGGATAACAATTGATTATGCACCGATTACCCTCAACGTCAAGGTAAAAACCGATACTCCAGAAAAACTTCATCTGGTTGTTTACGATGCGTGTTGCCCAGACATCAAATTCACAGAGAGATACAAGACTATCACTGGAGATGAAACATTCTATGTAAGAATGCCGATTTCACCAGAGGTTGCCATCGTTGAAGTTTATGGCGACAAGACAGGTAGAGGTGTTAAAAACGCAGATGAGAAGAATTTCAAAATAGTTTCAGTGGAGAAAACCCCTTTGGAGCGTAGAATCGATATGGATGATATTGGAAATGCTCAAATTCGTTCTTTTGTTGATTTTGCACAAAGGTTTTCATATAATGTTTCGAATCTGAAGCCAGATACTACTTACTCCAGCGATGACAATCAGTATTTTATCTTGCTGAGTGAAACCATTCGCGGAAACAACGGACAAGAGTTAACAACTCCAGCCAGAGTAGGTCGTAACACGGGAATAATTCAAGTTTCAAAACAAGCGTTTACCAAAATGACCGTACCGATGCGTATGGCTATTTTGTTGCACGAATTCAGTCACTTCTATTTAAACGAAAAGATTGATGATGAAATGGAAGCGGATTTGAATGGTCTTCTAATTTATCTTTCTTTGGGATACCCAAGGATTGAAGCATATCAAGCATTTTTGGAAACCTTTAAAGAAAGACCAAATAACCTGAATAAAGCCAGATACGATTTGATAAACAAATTTATCAATGATTTTGAAAAAATGAACATGGTAATCAAGTAATGGATAAAAGAATCGAAATAGCAGGAAAAGTTTTGCTCGTAGGCTCGGTTGCTTATTTGATAGCAAAGATTTACAAACAGGTTAATGATGGTGTAGGTTTGTTTTTGTCCCAAGCAAAGATGGGTGAATATGTCATGACGAGTCAGTACGGAATGAATAAGCCAATGACTAAAGAGAAATACTATGAAATAACCAAAAATGCTGAAGGTAAAAACGTAAGTTTTGTAAATGCTTGGAAACAATTGGACAAAGAATATGCAAACGCATATTACAAAGCAGTATGGAGAGCAACCAAGGGAAAAGGTTCAGATACGTTTAAGGTGGGAGATGTTGAATATCTCACCAAGGGTGGACGGAAAAAGACTTAACTAAGAGAAGTATGACTAACAATTCCAGAAATATTGCAATAATAGTAGGCACTTTAGTAGTTGCTGGTGGACTTGCTTATTGGTTTTACAATTATCAAGTTAAATTGTTGAATTTGAATACTTTGAGTCCAGAGTATACAAAAGAACTTGAAAACATAACGATGGAATGATATGGCAAATTGGAAAATCAAAGTGCCACAAGGTACTTATAAATCGGACAGAACAATATCTCAAAGCATCGCTGAATTACAAAAAGCGAAAACTGCCTCTGGTAAAGAGTTAAAAGAAATTTCGGAGTTTTATAGTTTACCATTTTACTTGGTGTTTGCGGTTGCAACTTTGGAAAGTGGTGGTCAGTCGATAAGGTCTTTTGATGGCTTGTCTTATGGGGTAATGCAAACAAATGCTGAAACAATGGATGGAGTCATTAAAGAAGTTTTTAAGCAAGGAATGACTATGGGTAAATTCTATCCATTGTACTTAGATATAAAGCCATTATTCACTTTGAAAAAACCTATACCTGCAAATTTTTGGGATAATAGTAATATTGCTTTAAGACAAGAGCCAGCAAGTAATTTTTTAAGATATAAAGGTTGGGAGGCTTGGAAAAATACCAAATCTACTTACAATCAAAAAATGATGACTAATAAGCCTTTTGCAATTCGAGTTGGTGTTTTGTTTTTAAGACAATTGATAGGTGATTCATTAGAAAAAGTTGGACAAGATGTTTATTTAAGAATGGACTGGGTAATCAAAGGATATAACATGGGGTATTATTCATTGAAGTTCGGAATTTTGAATAAGCCACAAAATAGAGCCTTGGATTCTAATGCTTTGATTATCAGACCAGATTTAATAAATCAAAGATACACGAAGCCATATATACAAAGAATTGGAGGTATAAATGGTTACTTAGATTTAATCAAGCAGGGTAAATTTAAATTGTCATAAAAATTAATTAAATTTGATAGCAAATGGCAGTAACAACTTGGAATACCGTACCTAATTATGACGAATGGGGAAGTGATACCTATTGGTCATGTGAAGATTGGATTCAATACCATAAATTATTAAAACAACATTTCGGTGAGGAAAGGGCAAAATACATCTGGGAATTTGCTTATGGTCAAGGAACAGATGGTGCTTCTCACTGGGATTGCCGTACATCTAATAATGCATTCAGAAAATACGCAAGTTCAGAGAAATTAAACATGTATTCCAGTGCTGGGTTGTTCTCAATCATTTTGAAACCAGTAGGCGTTGGTTTTGACATAGTGAATGACACATCTGATGCAATCAGTGGAATATCAAGTGACATAGCGGATTTTTTTAATTCAGACAATGTAAGCCCAATTAAAGTTCTTCTTTGGGGAACAACTTTCATTGCTCTGGGTTTTGTAGGGTACAAAGCATATCAGTACACGAAAAAATGATGCCTAAAATACAAATATCGGAAAACACTCAGAAAGTCCTTTTATGGGGTTCTGTGGCTCTGCTTGTAGGTATCACTATCGTTGTGGTGAAAAACAAGAGAGATAAGAAAGTTCGCCTTGAAAATGAAAGCAAAGGTCTTCAAAAAGAATATGAAAATTTGTTAACAAGAATAGATAAAGCACCAAAATAATGAGCAATAAATGGATATATCCCGTTTTAGGTATCGGAATTGCTTCCGCTATTGTTTATGTGTTTGTATTTAAGAAAGACAAGTCTTACGAACCACCTCCAGCACCAAATCCAGAAGATATTGACCCAGATTCTGGTTTGACTTATGCTCAAGCAACTATTGACCCTACAATATTGATTTACTTGCAACCATCTCAAAATCAACAAAACGCGAGTAATATCTATGAATCTGGTCCAGCAAAAGGAAAAAGGATTTTTACTAACAACAGAATTAAGGGCAAAAAAATATCCACCAAAGTTGATGCCGTAAAATTACGCTCTTATGCTCATGTAAATAATGGGTTTATTAATAATATCGTTGCAGAAGTAGGACAAGACGTTGTTTTGGGGGATGCACAATTCGTAACGAGTGAAGTTGATTTAATTAATGGGGCAAAAGGAATTACCATGAATCCAAAGACAAAAGAACCATATAAGTGGGTAAATATTACTCTGTCCGATTCGACAACTGATTTAATAAACAAAGGTAAAAGTTGGTATCAACCAGATTTGCCAAAAGGCAAAACAGTGTATGCAAGGGAGGACACTATAAAAATCGTTTAAAATGAAAAAGTTAACTGATATAAAACTGACTCAGAACCAAAAGTACGCTTTATACTTTGGTGGTGCAGTAGTAGGTACATACATAATTATTCAAATCATCAAAGCCATTCAAAAAGGTGGCGATAAAGGTGAAAATAAAGGTGCAGGTATTAAGACACAAGTTGTCTTTACCGATAAGTATTTGTCTGGTCTTCCTTTGGGGGTAGATAATTTGACATGGGCTTCTAAAGTTCCCACAAAGTATTTACCAAGTTTTGATGCAATAGGATTATCAAAAACAGATTCTGTTTTTAAAGCAAAAGCCGAAAGAATTCAAAAACTTTTGAATCAAAGGATGGAGGCATCTTATGATGGTTATCCAGCGTTAGTAGTTGATGGACAAATTGGTGCAGAAACTACAAAAGCCATGATTAAAATTGCCAAAGACTATGGCAAACTCGATGAACTTGTACCTCTTAAAACCAAAGATGACCTTGAAAAATGGGCAGTCTTTTTTGGTATTAAAAATGATTCCACAACAAATGAAGAAACAAATCCTTTCCCTTGGATGGGCTTAAAATAAAAAGAAATGGAAATTGATATTTTTTACACAAACGATGATATGAGTTTTGGCTTTGATGGCAAAGAAAATAAGTTTGCTTCAAAAGTCCAAGGTGGATTTTGCGATACCGATTATTCGTATTTAAGTGGTGGTTTTCCAGCAAGCGGATTTGATACCACATCAGACAATGTGAATGCACTTGGTCGCGAAGCCCAAGTCGAAAGTTGGTTTTCTTTGGATGAAAAAGAAAAAACTAATTGTGCGATTTTGGAAAGCAAAATTGAAGGTCTTAAAAAGGCAATCAAAGAAAATCAAACTAAACTTTTAACTGTAAAAGGTGGAGAGAAAAGAGTCACCGAAGACTATTTGAATCTTTACCAACGCAGATTAAATTTTTTCGAAGGATTGTATGCTGACGCGAAATGTGAAGAAAGTAAAATCGCAGAAGAAGAATCAAAACTTCAAGGGTTGTTATCTCAATTAACTTCTGGGGAAGAAAAAGACAAAATGGGTAAAATCGTTCTTATTGGCGGAGTTGCCGTTGTTTTGGGAGTAATAGGTTTAATCATTTATAAAAAAAGTAAAGCATCATGAACATAAATAATCAATTAGGATTGGCAACGCATCCAATTCCTGTTTACAATAAAAGTATTGACCAACAACTTGGATTTATCGGTACGGATGGTCAGGGTATCATGTTTAATGCCGATGGTGGCGAGTATTGGGCTTCAAAGGCAACACCTAACTATTCAGATGATAATCTAATTATGTTAAACGAGGATAGCACATTCTTAAACGCAGGTGGTCAAGATGGTAATTGGCGTAATGATAGAAGATATTATGTTGGCGATGAAAGTAGTGTTGATTTTGAGTTAGACACTCTCCGCATCAGAGATAAATCAACGGGTAAAATTATTACTAACGATTTGAAATATGTCCAATCTAAAATTGAAAAATACGCATTAGAATCCGATAATTTGAAAAATAGGTTGGAAGGAACAGAATTAGATGTCACGACAACTCAGTATACTACTAATTCACAAAAGAATCAAAACCGAGCGCTTGCAAACCAACAAAAATGGGTTAAAGATAGACTCGTAAGCAGATTAAGGGATATTTTAAAAGATTTGGAAATTGCTCAAGAAAAAGCCTTAGCGTTAAAAGCCAAAGCGGATTCAGATGCAAAAATTAAAGCAGACAATGATGCGTTTGCAAAAGCAAAATCTTCAAATACAATAGTTGCTTACACTGAATATTTGAAGAACTTTCCCGAAGGTTTGTCAGTAGACAAGGCAAATAAATCTATTGATGACATCAGAAAAGCCGAAAAAATCAAGGCTCTGGAAAATCAAAAAGCCAATGCTACTCCCGAAGAGAAAAAGCGTATTGACGCTGAAATAGATGCAATTTTGGGTGTTGATTCAGGAACTACGGGTACTGTGGCAACCAGAATGTTTCTTTACGGAGGAATTGCTTTGGTAGCGGTGTATGGTCTTTACAAAGTATTTAAAGGAAACTCCGCTTCAGCCTAATGGAAAACTTTGATTCCTTTTTTCAAGACACAAACTTTGATACCGACAGGATTCAAGGTGATTTAAACAATGCTGAATTGTTCGGAGATAAGTTTGCTGAAACTTTTTCTCCAGAAGCCTCTGTAAACTTGGAAGAAGCAAAAAAAAGAATTGAAAGACTTAATGCAAAACCAGAAGTAATAACGGGTGTTCCAAACGCCTTGCTTTATTATGGAGTGATTGCCTTGGGTATTTATGGAATCTATAAAATTTTGTCATAATGAACGCAAAAAAAGTTTTACTCGTAACTGGTGCTTCGCTATTTGCAGTTGCTCTGGGACGATATGTCTATCGTAATATCCTATTGGCTAACAAGTGGGATTTCTTTTATAAGGGATTTGAAATTAATCAAATTTATCCAAGCCCAATAGTTACAACGATTATTGAATTTAAAAACGTGAGTGACTTGACGGTAACAATCAAGGATATTGATATTGCAGTATTCACGGAAGATGTACAAATAGGAAAAGTTTTTCAGCCAGATACAATTACAATTGCTCCAAATGGTTCTACAAATGTTAAATTTAAGTTAGAATTTAGTGCAGGTAATGCCATTAAGGGATGGAGTACTTTGATTGCTAATGCATTGCAAAAGAAAGATTTACCTATGGACTTCATAGGTACATTTAAAACGAAGACTTTATTCGGATTTTTGAGCGTTCCAGTAAGATATTCTACAAGTGGCAAAAACTTGTATCAACTCTGGAAAACTTACTATGGATAAACTATCTTTGTTTTACAAATAAATAGTTTAACATGTTACAAGAAATGTTCGGTACAAAAATCGCCAATGACTTTCTGAAAGGGATTCAGCGATTTGCACACGCTCTGGAAACGGATGATGAAAAAGTACAAATTAGATTGACTTTGACTCAAAATGAAAACCAACCCATAGTTTATGAGTTGGTAAAAGAATGGAGAGTCATAAAGGAAACTGATTTTAAAGAAGTTATGGGAATAAAAATGGACCTCCTTAACCAAGAGGGAATGATAACACCCGTAATTATTCAAATGATGGTTTTCCATGGTCAAAACTTATCGATAACGATGGAGGCTCTCTCTGCATACCTTTTCAAAAAAGGAAATCAAGTTGGGGTTGCCATATATGATGGTTCTAATTGTTCTAAAGTTTGTCCAATTCAAGAGATGCTAAAAATGGAATAAAAAAAAACTTAAACGATGCCAGTTGTCAGTAGAAGTACACCAAACAATATACTTGTAGTAGCCCCAAACGGCTTGGCGATATTCGTAAATGACAACAACGGAGTTCTTTCATTAAAAGATTGGGCAGGAAATGTACAACCTGTTTCCGATTATATTAGTGGTGGTGGTGGAAGTGGTATAACGAGCATTAACGCTTTGAATGCGGTAGCCCAGTTCATGGTAACTGGTTCTGCTGGAAACGATTTTAATATTGTTTCTGCTGGTGCAACTCATACTTTTAACATCCCTTCAGCAAGTACATCAGCGAGAGGTCTTGTTACCACAGGGGCTCAAACTTTCGCTGGGATAAAGACATTTAATGAAAACGCGAATTTTAATGCCGATGTAGACGTGGTTGGTACTTTGACCGCGACTGCAAAATCATTTTTGATTCCACACCCAGACACAAGTAAGTTTGGATGGATGCTTCAACATGGTAACTTAGAAGGACCTGAACATGCAGTTTATTTCCGTGGAAAACTGGATGATTCAAATTCAATTAATTTGCCACCCTACTGGAAGTTTCTTGTAGATGAAGACACTATTTCAGTAACTTTGACTCCAATTGGTTCATACCAACAATTATATATTACAGATGTTAACGCCCAATATGTTGAAATTAAAGAAAATAGCGATAAGAAGATTAGTTGCTATTACATGGTTTATGCGGAGCGCAAAGACATCGACAAATTGTTGGTCGAACATGCTCCCATAGAATCATGAAAAAGGTATTACACATAACCCCCCATCTTAGCACTGGCGGATTGCCCCAGTTTTTGTTATCACTCTTACGTTCAACAAATGATTTGTCTGAAAATTATTGTGTTGAATATGCATGCCATTCACATGATTTTGTCGTTCAAAGGAATCAGGTTATTGACTTGATGCAAGACAGGTTTCATGCATTGCCAGACGATAAATTTCATCTGCTACAATTGATTAAAGACATCAAACCAGATGTCATCCATTTTCAAGAGTTCCCAGAGTACTTCATGGACTCCAGTTTGACAAAAGAAATCTATGACGTTGACAGAGAGTATGTAATCATTGAAACATCTCATGATTCATCTTTTTCCCATAAAAATAAAGTGTGGTTTCCCGATAGGTTGGCTCTCATTTCTCAGTTTCAAATCAATGAGTTTGAGCCCTTGGGAATTCCAATCACTTTGCTTGAGGCTGATATAATTTACAAAGACAGACCAAACAGAAGAGAAGGTCTTGCAAAACTTGGATTAGACCCACAGAAAATACATATTCTGAATGTAGGATTGTGGACTTCAAGAAAAAATCAAAAGGAGGTTCTTTTTTACGCAAAGAAGTTTTACGAAACTTTTGGTGAAGACAGAGTGCAATTTCATTGTGTTGGAAACATGGCGGATAACTTCTATGACTATTGGAGTCCTTTGGTTAAAACGGCAACTCCAAACGTAAAAGTATGGGGTGAAAGAAGTGATGTAGAGAAATTTTATTCCTGCATGGACATTTTTCTATTTACCAGTCGCGGTCACGCGAATGATAAAGAAACATCACCATTGGTTTTAAAGGAAGCAATCGGTTGGAAGATGCCAATTTTTATGTACAACTTACCAGTTTACTTGGACTACTATAATAAATTCTCAAATATTAAATATATGCAAACAGATGAAAATGTAAATGCTTCAGAACTATTGGCTCATTCGAGGTCTTTGTTAAATGACATTCCCAAAGAGTTTGAAGTGAATTTTGAAGAGGCTGAAAACAAAATATGGGTAAAGCACATCATTGAAAAAGATGTTAAGGTATCAATAGCGGTATCGGACATCGACCATCACCATTCGATTTATTGCTTTGACCATGAATTTTTGGCGAAAGATAATTTTTGGATTTGGACTATTCCTATTCCCAAGCACGTCTTGGAAAATATTGACACCAAAGGTTTCTTTAGGGGTTACAAAGTCGAAATTTATAATGACAAAAAGAACTTGCTTCTGGAAGAACATGATTTATGGATTCACCCAGAAAGACCAAAGATGGAAGCAAAATTTGTCATCCCGAATGTTTGGAATTTGTCTTGGATGAATTACGTTGAAATGTTCATTGATAGGTACTATGATGTTTATGACCTTAGCGATGTAAAAGTGGCTTTGGACATGGGTGCTAATGATGGATTATTCACAGAATATTTATTGAGCATTGGAATCCCAAGGGTTTATTGCTTTGAGCCAGACCCAAGATGTATTAAATTCTTGAATAGCAAGTACTACAACAAATCAAATGTGATTGTGGTAGATAAAGCAGTGTATTACGAAGATGCAGTTGATTTGGATTTCTTTTGTACAACCCAAGCCAGCACCACCAGTGCGTTGGTAGACAAAAAAAATAATACAAGTTTTTACGGAGCGTTCAATCAAAAAGTGTTGGTTGATGGTATCACCTTGAATACTTTCAGACAGAAATTTAATTGCCAACCCGATTTCATTAAAATGGACATTGAAGGTGCAGAATATGGTGTTTTGACCTCCTTACAAGACTATGAAATTCAAGATGTAAATAAGTGGTTGATTGAATTCCACGAGAACAAAAATGGTGAATTCATGAAACTGGTTGAAAGATTTTTGCAGTTGGGATTTGAAATAAGGGTTCACAATCATACAGACCAGAACAAGGTGGTTTTCCCAGACGAGTGGAACAACACCATCACAGGTACGATGTTCGCTAAAAAGATGTAAGATGAAAATATTACAAGTTAAACTGTCTACAATGCCGATACCACCGAACGGCTGGGGTGCGGTTGAAAAAATCATCTGGGAGTATACATTGGCTCTGAAAGAAATGGGTCACGAAGTTGATATTGCCTACATCAACGAGGTGAATTTAGACGCTTATGACATCATTCATTGTCATGCTTGGAATCATGCTAAGGAATTAGCAGAACGTGGATACAAGCCATTCTATTCGCATCACGACCATCATTCTTTTGTTTACGGAAATGAAAGCGAAAACTATGCTTACAATTTAGAAGCGATGAAAATGGCTCAATGTTCGTTTGTTCATGGGGAATTTTTGGTGGAGTATTTTCAGAATGTGCCAAAATATTTATCTCATGGGGTGAATACTCAATTCTTTTATCCTAAAGGAGTCAGGAATCTCCAAGCACCGCCAAAACTATTGTGTGTTGGGCACAATGGTCTATTGGGTACTTCGCAAGTATTCGATAGAAAAGGATTTAGTTTCGCGATAAAAAGTGCGAAGTGGTTGGGGTATGAAATCACAATCTTGGGGGCAAGCCCGAATAATAAAAAGTATTTCGAAGAAAATCCTGATTTGCTCGAATATGATAAATTGAACATCATCTATGATGCTACTGAACTGGAATTAAGGGAAGCCTATCACTCTCATGACATTTTAATTCATGCTTCGATGATAGAGGCAGGTCATCCGCCTTTGACACCTTTAGAAGCCATGTCAGTGGGTTTGCCAGTGATAGGTACTGCCATGGGCTTGGATGTGCCATCAGTAGTGGTAGAAAGAGATGTTGATGAAATTGTAAATGCAATCAATCAAGTATGTGCAGATTATGCTTCATATAGTGCTTCTGCTATCGCAACTGCTCAAAAATATGATTGGAGTTTGGTGGTAAAAAACCAAATAGTTCCCATGTATGAAAAGTCGCTAATGCCAAAAGGAATGGGGGATGTGGCTTCAAACATGTATAACAAAACATCAAAAAGAATCACTGAAAATAAAATAAACATTAATTTTATTGATGGAGCAATTTGCGAAATTGTTGGTAATAAAAAGACTAAATATTTAATTAAATTTTATGATTCAAAAACCAATATTTTGTTGCATGAAAGTAATATTAGCAACTGCATGTGGACGAAATGCAATCACGCCTATTATGTTGATTACAGAGTCGAGGTTTGGGAAAACGACACATTGGTTCATGAAGAAGCAATAAATTTACAAAACCAAAGAGTTTACATTCCTATTGAAAGTAAAGCACTTGGCGACACTTTGGCTTGGATTTCTTACTGCGATGAGTTTAGAAAAAAACATGATTGTAAAGTCATCGTTTCTTGCTGGAACAGAGAGATATTTGAGAGTGAATACCCAGAAATAGAGTTTGTAAACCCAGGCGTTGCAGTTCCAAATATTAAGGCTCTTTACAGGATTGGATGGTATTATAACGAAGATGGTTCTCATAACACCATGCGGAATAAAAACGACTTTAAAAATTATCCGTTACAACAGACTGCGAGCGACATTTTGGGCATAGATTTTACAGAAATTATGCCTAAATTAGACCCCAATATACCAGCCATGAAATGGGAGAAAAAATATGTTTGTATTGCACCGCACGCATCAGCGAGCAGTAAGTACTGGCATCACCCAGAAGGCTGGAAAACAATCGTTAAATATCTGATTGAAAAAGGATACGATGTAATCAATATTTCTCAAGAATCTGCAACAGATGAATATCATAATTCTAAGTTGCCACAAGGTTCTTTAGATGGAGTAATAAATTTGAATAATGATTATTCATTAAAAGATAGAATTCATCAATTAAAAGGGGCTGAATTTTTTATTGGTTTAGGCAGTGGTTTATCTTGGCTTGCTTGGGCTTCTAAAATTCCAGTCGTTTTAATAAGCGGTTTTTCTAAAAAATATGCGGAATTTGATAATTCTTACCGAATTTTGAATGAAAATGTTTGCCACGGATGTTTCAATGAGTTCCGACTTGATGCTGGAAACTGGAATTGGTGTCCTAAATGTGAAAATACAGATAGACAATTTGAGTGTACAAAACACATTACACCTGACCAAGTACTACAAATCATCAAACCACTCCTTGAATAACATACCGCGATGGCAAAAGACATCATAATTATACCAAATAAAACAAACGCCAATCCACCCACGATACAATTTCGTGGGTCTTTAGGCGGTTCAATAAATATTGAAGTTCAAACCGATGGCACAGTCAAATGGGTTGGGGCTTCTGGGGATTTATTGACAATCTCAGATAGTCTTGCAGGTAACACTCTGGAAACGACTGGAGGGATTTCTGCTGGTACACTGAAATCTACTGGAATAACCAACAACAATCTAAACGACTATGTTGTAGTCGATACGGCTACTGGTCAATTTTATTATCGGACTTTATCGGCAGGAACAAACGGGACATCTGGTTCTTCTGGAATTAGCGGTAGTTCTGGAACATCAGGAGTTGGCGGTAGTTCTGGTACTTCTGGTGTTGGGGGTTCTTCGGGAACATCTGGTATAAATGGTTCTTCTGGCACAAGTGGTGTAAGCGGAGTTTCTGGTAGTTCGGGAACTTCTGGCATTTCGGGAACAGACGGCACAAGTGGTGTAAGCGGAGTTTCTGGTACGGATGGTACTTCTGGAATTAGCGGTAGTTCTGGAACATCTGGTATCGGTGGTTCATCTGGAACGTCTGGCATAAATGGGTCTTCTGGTACAAGTGGTGTAAGCGGAGTTTCTGGTACTGATGGAACTTCTGGGATTTCTGGTACGGATGGAACGAGTGGAATTTCTGGCACAGATGGAACGTCTGGAACATCTGGATTAGATGGTTCATCTGGTACGTCTGGAATCGGTGGGTCATCTGGAACATCTGGAATCAATGGTTCTTCTGGTACAAGTGGGATTTCTGGTACGGATGGAACTTCTGGGATTTCTGGTACGGATGGAACGAGTGGAATTTCTGGTACAGATGGAACGTCTGGAACATCTGGAATAGATGGTACATCAGGGACATCTGGAATTAATGGTTCTTCTGGTACAAGTGGAATAAATGGTTCTTCTGGTACAAGTGGAATTTCTGGTACTGATGGTACAAGTGGAATTTCTGGTACGGATGGTACTTCTGGAATTTCTGGTACAGATGGTACATCTGGAACTTCTGGAATTGGTGGGTCATCTGGAACATCTGGAATAAATGGGTCTTCTGGTACTTCGGGGATTTCTGGTACGGATGGTACTTCTGGAATTTCTGGTACGGATGGTACTTCTGGAATTTCTGGTACAGATGGTACATCTGGAATTAGCGGTAGTTCTGGAACATCTGGTATTTCTGGTACATCTGGTACTTCTGGAGGAAGTGGTGCTTTAATTACAGATGCTTGGGATTGGGGAACGCCCGTAATCGCGACAAAAATATATTCAAGCAATGGAGTACTGGATTCGTCCACAATTCTTTTAAACATCGCTGAGGATTCATTGACGTTGACAAATTATTCTTCTCAATTTGCAACGATTGGTGTTGGAAGTAGAATTACAACACGAGGTGGTATCGGGGGTTCGAATGTCACAAATTGGGTTGTGACATCTGTGAACGATGCTGGTATCTATTGGGAATTTGGAGTTACATACCAATCAGGAACACAATGGATTCCAACTGCTGGTGATGATATTATTTGTGAGTTTGCAGTAATACCAAATTCTGGTTCATCTGGAACGTCTGGAACGTCTGGAACATCTGGAATAGGCGGTTCATCTGGAACGTCTGGTGTTTCTGGTGCTGATGGTTCATCTGGAACATCTGGTATTTCTGGTGCTGATGGTTCATCTGGGACAAGCGGAATTTCTGGAACGGATGGTACTTCTGGTACTTCTGGTAGCGGAACATCAGGTACTTCTGGAACATCAGGTACATCGGCATCTATACCAACAGGTATTGAATATGCTTACTCTATTGTGGTAGGTGTTGTTGGTGGGCTTATCAATGCTATTACGTCAGCAACCGCACCAAGTGGTGCTAACTTGGTTGGCGCTCCAGGATGGAATTTCTCAGTGAGTGGTGTAAATATCATCATGAATCACCCTTTGGGTAATACAATTTTCCAAGGTTTCAGTAAAGGTGTAAATGGTGCAAATACTTTAATCAGACCTTATAGTGGTACAACATCTGCTCAATTTTCTATGTTCGCAAGCAATAGTTATGGCACTATGACATTCTTCTCTAATTCAGCCGCGAGTGCTGGTTTTACAAGTTCGGGCACAGATGCAACGGCATTAACAATAACTTTCACATCTACTGTATATTCATAAAATGGCTAATCTTATATTACCACCAAAAAATATTGTTGCAAGTATAGACTTCGGTTCTACATCTGTAAATTCTACATATAACAATGTTGCATCAGTCTGGGATGGTTATCCATTTTCGTTTCAAGTTACCATAACCATAACCCCCCAAACAAACTCATCAGAAGATACCACCCCAACTCCATATCAGTGGAATGGGGATGACATTGTGGTAGGGATGTGGTTAGGTCAGACTAATGGAAATACTTATCAAATAACTTCTATTATATCACAAAGTACTACTCAAGTAGTTTGTATTATTGAAGATACAGATTTGTATTGTTTATTAGTTGATAATACGAGTTCTGGAAACAATTATCCAATCGAAGACCAAAATGGATTAATTTTTGAAATTAGTGAGGACGGAATGCCAGTGGTTACTCCAGTGGCACAAATTATAGGTCAAATAGGCGTTTTAGCACAATGGTTAGATGACTTACATGACAGATTTAGGTATCGTAATTACTTAACTAAATTTTTCTCCTTAGACCCTAATTCAACAATTTATGCAAGTTTCAATATTGGTGATTTTGTTAAATTATTAAGCACTGGGGATTTTCAAGTAGTAACAGGTAATACTCAGTCCGATATTGAAAGCATTATTGGTATAGTAACTTCAGTTAATACACCAACTCAAGGTAATTTAAGAATACGTCCTTTAGGAAAAGTTGTTTATGATGTCAATCTAACTGGAATTGGTGCAGTTGGTGATGTTATCTACTTAGACTCTTCTGGTGGCTTGACTGCAACTCAACCTACTGCTCCTTATTTTGCAGTTTACATCAAGATGTCAAACACTTCTGCCGTGTTGCTTCCAAGGGTTGCAACTGGTGGAGGAGGTGGTTCTGGTAGTTCTGGAACATCTGGTATTTCTGGTACATCTGGTACTTCTGGTGTTTCTGGCACAGATGGAACATCTGGCACATCTGGTGAATCTGGAACTTCGGGCGTAAGCGGTACAGATGGCACATCGGGAACTTCTGGTGAAAGCGGAACTTCGGGTATTTCTGGTACAGATGGTACATCGGGAACTTCTGGCGAATCTGGAACATCGGGCGTAAG